TTAGAGGGTGGATGCTAACCAATCCGATGTGGTGGCCACGAGGCCCCGTGTGATGTAGCCGGGTTGCGACCCGCCCTTAGGGAAGAAGTTGACACCATCAACCCGGTCACCGTCATCGTCCACTCCCTGCAAACCAACCAGTAGAACGTAGTCGGTCGGTATCAGCAGGGTATCGTCATCGCAGTCTTCGGACTCGTTATTCATAACGTCGACAAGCGCGTTGACCGCTTCGTCAAGCTTTTCATACGCGGCTCTACGTGCGTCTGTGATCGCCACTCAACGAGTCCTCACCGGGGACAACTTGTGCACCCCTCGTTGGGACCGCACTTACATACCATCACAGGCCTACGGCGGGTTACTTCCAATCCGTGCCGCTCGCAGTAGTGGTCCACAAACAGGGCACTCATCGAACTAAACGGATTTCGCAACCACCACCTGATCCGCGTCCATAGTGTGAGTGTGTTCATCACTTCTCCTTACCGCACCGCGAGCAGTACGCGTACTTTGGCCAGCATTCTGGACGCCAAGTAGCCCAACAGTGGATACCTACAGGGCATAGGTACTTTCTGGCTAGGGGTCGCATTGTCATTTCGTGTATCTACTATTCAACACAATCACCGCAACCTCCTCCGTCGCACGTGGCGCAATTCAACACGTCGTCTAGTACCCAAAAGCGAGTTACGGGTCCCTCAAACTGTTCAGACCGCGTCACAGGTACCCGCCTCCGTAACTACCAGGCAGGAAGTAGTGCATGGTGTCCTCGTACACCGGTTCGGGTGATATGTGTTCCGGTCGAAGGACGATCACCGAGAACCCTTGGTTGGTGAAGTCCTGGTGGATCGACTCCATGTCGTCCAACTCCCGAACCACGATCGGCTGCACAGAATCCGGCAGACCGAGAAAAGGTTTCCGAAGGAAGCTAAGAAATCGACGGACCACTATGGTCACTCCGTTCAAAGTTGTGGCTGTTCCTCTCGTAGAACCCCAGATCCCGCAAATGTTGTTTAATGTCCACCTCGTGTAAATTAGGGACGGGATAAACGGGTTGAGGCGTCTTGGTTTGCTCGTTCATCTTCTTCAGTTCGTTCACGATGTCTCGCAACGAATCCGCTATCTCGCGGAACTGGGATTCAGTCAGCATCCGCCAGCTCCTTTCTGATTTGTCGGTACAACAGCACGGGCCAAGCGACGGTCAACACGACGAACAACGCGGGACTCCCAAAGACAAGTACGACTACCGCAAGAGTCTCGCTTCGATCGACAATCTGTCCGAAAAGCGGATCGGCTAGCGAGTCCCACGCCCTGTTGAATAGCCATAGCGCGAACAGAACGGACACGATGGCGTAGAAAACGATTGCGGTAGACAGTAGGAACGTCATTTCGTCGCCTTAGACAGGTCGTGTTCTAGATCGTTAATTCGACCGTTCAGTTCGTCGATCGTCTCTTCCAACCCCGCAATACGGATCTCTTGTTCGTCCCGCTGTTCGTCCAACCGATCGGCCTCGTCCAACGCCTCGTGTGTACGACGAACCAGATCCGGCAGAGCGCCGTGGATGGCGGTGACGAACGACGCGTCCGCGTCGGACATAAACGACGCAACGGGCGACTTGGCCTGTTCTTCGTTTACCGCCCAGATGTCCTGCCCGTGGATGTCACTGTCTTCAGGCATCCAATACTGGTTCTCTGCCCCGGTGGTTTTGGCCCACAGCTGGTAAAGCTCGTCTAGAAACTCACGGATGTCCATCGGGCTCCTCGTGCGGGATAACCCACGCTACGAATTTCACCATCACGTATTCGCCAACGGGTAGACCCCACCACTCCATCCGATTCAACTCGGTGATAGTCACCGCTTCGGTGTCCGATTCCAGATCGGAGACGACCCTACCCATACGTCCAAACTCAGCGCGGGCGTCTGATACCAAGACGCCCCGGACGGCGGCGGACGGCCATAAGTCCCACATCTCCTTGGCGGTGGGACACACCACGAGGGCTTGCTTAGCCCCTAATTCTTCGTAATCAACCACATTTCCTCCTGGTGGTATGTCAAGGTTAAAACGTCACTGTGACGGCTACTCATGTGAAGCCTCCATCCAGTTGGCCCCAGCCGGTCCGGCAGACACCGGGAACTCGACTCGCTGGCCTCCGACAGAGGGCTGGAACTCGGTTTCCATCAGGCGTACCAAGTAATCTCGGCACGCTTCCCAGTTCTCACGAGGAACCGAGAACAACACCGCGTCGTGGATCTGCGCCTTCACCCGGCGCAGTACGTGCGGCGGCATACGCAACAGCGCATCGCACACGATCTCCCGAGTACCGTTCTGGCCCTTCAGGGCCGGGGCCTGCGTGAAGATCCGGTCTTGCTCTACCCAGAGCTTCCGGCCCCACTCGTTCATCACGTACCCGCGTCGTGCTTCGTCCCGAACCCGGTTCTGCCAGTCAACCAACGCGACGAACGTCGCGTCCATCCCGTCGCAGAACTTCTTGGCCGTCATGAACGGCAGTCCGGTAACCCGAACCAGCCCCCGAGCCTGACCACCGTAGGACCAACCGTGACCCAACGGCTTTGCCATCTGCCGGTACTTCTTCGGGTCAGACTCCACGACCTCACGGCCCCACGCGGCTATCGCGTTGATCATGTGGCCGTCCGCTCCCGGCTCGAACCGCTCCGCGTACTTCCGGTCCCCCGAGTACGCCGCGACGATCCGTGCGTCTGCGTTGGAGTAGTCCAGCTCAAGTAGGACTTCGTCGTCGTTGTCAGGTACAAAGTACGACTTCTCCACCGCACCTTCACCTCTGGACGTCCACACCGTCAACCCCGGTTCGGTGGTACTCCACCGCCCCGACCGTTGGAGCATCGTGATATCCGGGTGTACAAACCCGTCCGGGTGTGTTGAGTCCAACGCTAGCTGAGCCAACGACCGCTGCCCCTTCAGTTCCGCCAGCGCTTTTCCGAGGTCTTCCGCCGATGTGCCTTTGGTCAGCTCAGTAAGAACTTCGCCACCCAACGACAGGTTTCCGGTAGCGGTCTTCGTCCAGTCCTTGCGGGACTTCGGGGTGATCCCGTGATCGGCCAACGCTGCCATGATGGCTTCTTTACCGGCTGTCGTAGCCCACGGGCTCTTACCCTCGGTCGGCAGACCGTACTTGGTCTGGAGTTCGGCCAAGATCGCCTCACGGCGAACCCGGAGTTCTTCGACGCGCGCTTTGGCTGCTTCCACGTCGACCCGTAAACCGTTGGAAGATATGACGGCAGCTCTTGCCGCTATCTCCTGTTCACGCAGCGCGTAGTCGTCCAGCTTACCCTTCTTCAGAAGCTCTTGGGCCACCACTCGGGATGCTACGACGTCACCGATCAGGTACTCCCGGTACCGTTCGTCGTCCACCGGGATAGCACCAAACCCGCCGAACTCTTTGGCTAGTGCCTTCAGGTCGTGGGTCTTTCCCAGTACCCCGAGCTGGTGTGCCTGTTCGTCCAGGCTGAACCACCGCTTCATCTTGTCCGGGGAGTTGGCCAGCGCGTTCTTCCCGTGGCGGTTGGTGAACATGTACGGAGCCGGGTTCACCAGCGCCGCATGGGTCCACGTGTCGTACACCCGCCGCTGTTGGGCTAGTTCTAGCGGGATGTCGGACTTGATACCGAACACCGCCCGCAGATCGAACGCGTGGATGTTGTGACCGATTATCCAGCGGGCCTTGAGGATCTGTTCTTTGATCTCGTCCAGGTCGGTGGTCAGAACCACCTCGCCGTCACCCCACGCGTACCCGATCAGCCGTACGAACTCTTCCGGCTCCATCGAGTACATCAGCTCTGCCGAGTGCGTCTCGATGTCGAAAATCAATGTGCCCTCGGCCATGTCACCCCTAGCTACGTAGTATCCCGAAGTGTTCGTCCAGGAACTCAGACACGATCTCTTCTACGGGAACGGTGTCGTAATGTGCGTCGTAAAGATCAAGTCCGTGGTTGTCCTTCAACCACTGACCGAACTTCCGCAAGTACCAGACCAAGATCGGGACCTGTTCTGTCATTTCGCTCCTATTTGGCGTGACTGATACCCCATGATCATGTGGTAGATAACGTGCGTTGCAGTGTGGGACTTTTCCTTTGAAAGACCCGAGCCATACAAGTAGGTCTGGAGAATGTGTTCCAGCGTTTCGTCCACTAGTCGTCCAACCCCGAATACTGTTCGACCATGCGAACAGCGGTGTTTTCGAGAGTCTGGACGAACATCTGGATCTCGTCCGTGTACGCACCCATCTGTGCGTAGGCGTGCTGCGTAGCCTTCAGGGCTGCCAACACCACAATCGGAGACAGACTGTGTGCCAGTATGTCTTTGTAAATCTCTTTCTCGATGTTCATCAAATGCCTTTCCAATACACGTGTTTGACGATCCGAGAGACCGTGGAATGGTTGACGTCGAAGATGACCGCCAGTTCAGTCACCTTGTAACCCTTGCGGTACATGTCCCGGATCTGCTTGGCTTCGCCTTTGGTCAGCTTCTTAGAGTTCGACGGTTGTTGTCGTATCTGGGATTTCAGCCGTTTGTTGGCTTCGGTCAACCGTTCGACCTCCGCGATCAACGCGTCGTAATCGTCCCGGTCCATGGATACATGCCGGGTTTCTGCCGTGGCCCAACTGGGTGGTAAGTCCATCGTCCAGCCGCTCATCCGTACCTCTTGAACAAGCCGCTAAGAGTCGCCTCCGGGGATTCCAGGGGGCACCCACATTTGTGTGCGACGCCGTCCACGATGTGTCGGATGTGTCTGTCGAATTCGTCCCAGTCAATCTGCCAGGTCATCGCACCGCTTTCCCCGTGTAGTACTCGACCAACTCCCACCGAAACGACGTGAAACTACCTGTGTCGCCGGTTAGTACGAGTTCTTCTCCGTCAAACGTCACTCGGCTCTTTGGCACCCGGATCGGTTCGTCTTCGCTGATTAGGTGGACCTCGAAGTCGAACACCTCCGGGGGAGGCGGGGGATCAAACCCCGCCCCCTCCATCAGATCTTCAAATTCGGACACGGCTACCGCAGGAACTCAGGGCTGCACTGATCGGGCGTGTCCTTGGGGGTCGGGCAGAAGAAGCCCTTCCAAGTACGACCGTTCTTAGAGCCGGTCTTGTACTGCATCTCCCCGTGCTTACACTGGCGGGTATCCCCACCCGGTGCCGACTGCGCCGCTGCCGGTGCGTTGGACCGGGGTTGTGCGGGTGCAGCCGGTGCCGAGGGGGTAGAACCACCACGGAAGTACGCCGCCGCCTTCTTCGATAGATCCAACAGCTCTTTGAACTCAGGGTCTTTCAGAATCGCCTTAGCGTCTTCAACCGAGTTGGCATGGACTACAGTCCAAGACGAGTCAAACCCCGCCCCCTCCTTGTAGGTCATAACGATCTTGCCCTCACCGTCCCCTACGGCGGCGGTCTTAACCACGGCGGGGGGTCGCCCTGCGTCGGAGGACACGGGGTTATCGGCTACAGCGGTCTTCGGTGCGAACGGGTCGTCATCAATATCAGTCATGTTTGCCTTTCGACTTCTTGAACAAAACACCGATCAGGTGATACGGATCGGTTTGAGAAGGCAGCCAATTCAGTAGGTGGGCTGCCGTTACTAGGACGAGCACGTAGATAGGTACCGGGTGTTTAGCCAATCCCCGATCCACGGCTTCCGACAGGAGCTCCCCTTCACGACAATTAATCTCGTGGTAGAGGACGGCAGCGGCTATCGCTGCCCACATACCGTTACCGGATAGGGCACGAACCGTTGGAGCACTCTTCGTCAACGCCGTCGCTGACGGATTTGGCCTGTGACGCTTCATACTCCTCCTTCGTGATCCGCTCGTATGGGCTTTGTGGCATAGACGATTCCGGGAAGACGGTTGCGCCTTTGATCAACCCCGCGAACCGGACCAGCTGATCCGACACGTCTTTGGCCGTGTACTTGTCCGGGTCGACGTTGGCGGTGAACGACACCGCGTTATCCGCCCAACACGTCTGGTACATAGCCTGGAACGCCAACAGCTCGTTCAACGACAACTCGTCGGCTGACTGCACCAACTCCTCTGCCCGTTCCGGGCCGTGGATGGCCTCTACAGCCGCTACCAGCGAGTCCTTGGTAGGAATGGTTACTACCAACGTGTCTGGGGCGTACAGGTCGTCCTCGACGTGGAATCCCTGCTCTCGCAGTTCGTCCACCTGTGCCAGATCATCACCGCGAATGTTGAACCGGATACGGCGGTTGAAGTACCGGGAGAAGATCGGGTGGATACCTTCTGATACTCCGGGCATCTTGGCGATGGTCCCTGTGGGTGCAACCGTCCGCTTCTTGACCGGCACCGGGATACGCAGCTGGTGGCAGAACTTCACGGCCTCGTCGTCCACGGCGGCTGCCCACGATCTCAGCTTCGCCTTGAACTCCGGGTCAGCCGGTGCGTCCGAGTACTTCCGACCGGTCATCGCCAGATACGAGGCCACCCCCAGGTGGCCGACACCGATTCGGCGGTTGCGGTCCAGTACTTCTCGGGACTTCTCGTCGCCTACGGCCGCGTATGTGGCCCGGATCAAGAACCGGGTCATCAGCTTGTGTGCCTTGTAGACCTCGAACAGCGATTCGTTTCCGTAGTCGTCTACGAACGCGGCTAGGTTGACGTGTCCGAGGTTGCACGGCTCCCACGGTTCGAGCGTGATCTCTCCGCACGGGTTCGTACAGACGACCTTGTTGGGCTCTCCCACGTTGGACAGCGACGAGTCCCACATACCCGGTTCACCGTTACGTACCGCACCTTGGGCAAGGTTGGCCAAGATACCGTGTGCCCACTCGCCTTCCGTGACCGCCATTTCGCCAATGTGGTTCCACCCAGGACACTCATCACCTAAGCAGTTAATAGCGTCCCAGAATCTTTGATCAACCTCGACGGATATGTTGGTAGTCCAATGAGACCCGGACGACTTTTTGCAGTCGATGAAGTCGAAGATCCGATCGTCGGCCCAGTGCATCATCGCCATACGGGCCGACCGTCGAACACCACCGGCTACCACACACTTGGCGATCTCGTGGTCTATCTCCATGGCGTCCATACCGGTCAGCGCCGACATACGGGGACCGAACTCTACGTCCAACGCCCGGTTACTTAGGATCTTCGACACTTCGATCAGCATGTGGGCCAGTGGAAGCGGACCCGATGCACGACCGCCGAACGTCTTCAGACGAGCGCCCGCATGCCGTATCCGCGACACGTCGTAGACCCGGTTGAAGTGGACGGTGTCCTCCCGGTAGTGGGTGTCGATCAGGTCGACCAGCGCGGCTGCCCAACCCTCTCGGGAGTCCTCGATCGGATAAGCACCCTCCCACTCGTAGTCGTACAGCGTGGACAACACGCCTTCGGCCTTGAGTGTTTCGTAATCGGGATGCTCTGGGTCGCATACGATTTCTACCTGTAGGAAGTGCTGAATCAACGGGAAGTGTTGTAGGAACCGGTTGGAGTAGTTGGCCCCGACTCCCCCTCCTTCCATCAACCTCATGAACGTGAACTCGAAGTGATCCGAAGGCTTCTCAGTCCAGCCCGACACCCAGCAGTTGAAAAGATGCTGTGCGTTCTTCACGCCCGACGCCCACAGATGACGACCAGCGGGGAGGATTTTGAAGTCCGTCATCAGACGGATCAGGTCTTCTCGTTCCCCCGGTAGTTGATACCGATCAGGTACCAGCGCGAGGTTCCCAGACACCACTCGTGCCACAGTTTCCGGCCAAGCTTCTCGGCTTCCGTCTGGCTTGGTTCTTGCGTACGTGCGCTCATAGACGAGCCTTCCGGTTGGCCCCCAGTTGATTTCGTCAGACATGTAGCCCCTCACTGCACCGCACTTGTGTTTTCGACCCATTCCGCGTTGTCGTGTAGAACATCTCGGAACTCTTGGGGTATGTACCCTTGGGACCACATATCCCGAGACTCCAAAACGACCTCGGGATTGCTCTTCATCACCCACTTAAAACGTCGACCCCCGAAGCCCTGACCGACTGAACCCGGCGTCGTCACGAAATGACGACCGTTGATCCGAATTGCTAGAGAGCCTTCGGGCGTTCTGTCACCGTTGTCTTTCCATGCAACCTTCTCCAACCAGAACTCTCGATGAAATCGGATTGTCTTATCCAACTCCTCGTGGGCCTGCTCTCGCGTCTTAGCGTTAGCGGTAGACGATCCTGAAGGAGTGCTGTGGTGAGCTAGGAAACCTTTACCGTCGCTGCGTGTAAACACACCATGAAATTCGTCCCCCGTCGGAACTTCCTCCTCGACTTCCCAGTAACCAAGTTTGTTACTCACTTCGCGTATACACCGCCGCAATACATCTCGCGGTCCTGTTGGCTCCAGTTCTCGATCCGCATCCGCTTCTCGTGCGGGAAGAGTTCGGGAAACACCTGCGCCCTGTACATCTGAGACCGTGGTGCACCGTTGAACGCGCCGTCGAAGATCGAGGTCAACGGACCGTCACCCGTACCCGTAGGTCCAAACTCGAACTCATCGCCAAACATTCAGATCCTCCACAATGTCGTAATCACCCTCGTACTGATTGCTGGATACATATCCCGCCGTGGACGCTGATATCGCCTTACGGCTGCCGGGACCGTCGCCACGTTCGGCAAACCGCCTGCGGTTCAACGTGTTCATCCCGTCTACAAGCGATGTCAGCGAGTCAGAGAGCTTCTTTTTCTCTGCACCGACTTCCGGTACCGATCCGTCCTGATACCTACTCAGAATCGCGTCCCAGTACTGCGGCTTGTCGTCCCGGAGTTCTGCCAACCCAAGCTCCAGGTCAACCATTGCCTCGTTGAACCCTTCGGGGGGCTCCAGCAGCGCCCCGTCGTTCAACAGCTTTCGTACCTCTACTACCGAATACCGGTACGAGCCTTTGTAATAGTCGTAGTCGGCTCGCTCTTGGCTAGCGATCTGATGCCCAATACCGACGATGGCCCGGTACTGTGCCCGGTCTTCCATCTCGTAGATCTTCGAAACGGACCCAGGGGATTCCAGCAGCCGCAGGTGGATACCCTGCTCTACGTCGTCGGCCTCGATTACACCAGGCCACTGGAACGCAACGGATTTCGCTGCCCGTTTGATGACTGGCATCAGGTTAACTAATTGGCCGTATGTCAAGTCCTATACCTCCCAAACTTCCCCGTCGACCGAGAATCGACCCTTCTTGATCTCTACGATTTCCGGTTTCACGTGCTGCCCATCAACCGTCAGAAGACCGAAACCCTGTTGCCAGTTGGCCGTCCCGCCCTTGAGGTAGTGGGCCAGTGTCATGTCCATCAGGTTTCCGACTTCCATACCGGTCAGCTGAGATGTCACCTTGCCGCCGTAACCTCGTGTCTCGGAGATGATTCCGAGCCGGTGGGTGTGACCCATCACGACCGACTTGTTGAACTTCCGGGCCGCACCCATAGCGGTGTTACCGGCGATCCGATTCAGCGAGATACCTCCAAGGTGACCGTGGGTGGAAACCCAACCCGGAGCGATGTCGTAGAACGTCGGCAACAACGTGATGTCGAACTGCTCGAAGTCACAAAGGACTTCGATGTTGAACGCGTTGGTTCCCGCCAGCGCCGGGGAGTACTTCTCTAAGTACGCCCGTGGTCGTAGATCGTGGTTTCCTTCGTGCATCCCGATAGGACCGTCGTACCCGTCCCGAAGGACGGCCAGGACCTTCTCCTGGAATCCTTTGACGTCGTTGTAGATCGACCCTTCGAACTCCGATCGGGTGTCCTTGGACCACCGAGCCGGTTGCGGGAAGTCCAGGCAATCACCGATCAGCACAACCTCATCCGGTTGTGTGTCGTGGATGTACTGGATGACCGCTTTGACGGCCTTGCGGTCGTGATAAGGCCATTGGATGTCTGAGACCAGGCATATGCGCTTAGTCATCGATCACTTCCGTGAACGGCCCCAGGCTTTCATCGAACGTAAGACTGATGTCACCCCAAGGGTGGGAGCCGTAGTAAAGCTGCCTACCACGCCAGATGAACTTGTCGCCTTCGCAATCCTCCACCCAGACGTCAGCGGGTACTTGCCTAATCTTGTTCCACACCCTCGGTACCGGTTCGGCTTTGACGGTGTCGACCAACTTATCCGTCAGACCCAGATACCCGGCACCGTCGACGTACGAATCCCGGTGGTACGAAGACCGTGACCGGGACATCTTGAGCTGAGTCATCATACGAGCCACGTCCAACGCCGTTACCGGTGCCGAAAGACGGTCGTCCAGCTCGATAGTCCATCTCTTTGCGATGTCCGCGAACGACTCAGCCGCATCGCCGTACTGTTCAGCCCTGTCGCCGTTGATGATCCGTTCTGCCTCTTGCAGGATGGATTCCGTCACTTGGCTTCAACCACTTCTGTAAACGGCCCGCACAGCTCCAACCAAGTATTTGGGCTATCCTCCACAGACTCACCCTCATCCCAGACAATGTGTCGGCCACGATCCATGTACCGGACTCCGTTCACCCACTTGAATAGTGCTAGTTCTTCGGCGTCGGTAACCACGACGCCGTCTGGGACATCGTTCGGTGACTGCCATACTCGGGGTGTGGTCATGTTTCCTCCTGGTCGTATGTCAAGGGCGGTACGCCCGAAGGTGCGGATTGCTCGTAAGCCCGCACCAGTTGTTTGATCACGTCGGGCTTGAACCCGACGATCGGTTGATGGGTGAACGACAACACCAACGGAACCTGTTTGACGCCATGTTCTTTCAGAACATCCATCGCCCACGGGTTGTCGGTCACGTCGTAGTACTCGTACGCCGCGCCCTCACGGTCCAACAGCTTCTTAACCTGTTCGCAGCCAGGGCAATCCGGCTTTCCGAAAACCTGGATCACGAGACATTCTCCCACTCGCCCCAACCACCCCGGTCAAAAAATCGGACGAACCGGTCTCCGTAATATGTGACAACCGCTGTCCGTCGTCCCAGAGTCCAATCGTCTACCGCTTCATCCCGGTACGTGTTCTCCCGACCGTTAGGAGCCGTGAAGTGGGTCTCACGAAATAGTCCCAGCGGAGTCCACCCGTGTACAAACGTGTTCAGTAGCGGTGGTTCTCGAAGTATTACGTTCTTCTTGCGAAGCGCATCCTGCCGATGCTTCATTTCAACCTGTCTTTCAATGCTTCTCGTCCCTCTCTCAGAACGAAGTCGTTTACATCAGAGCCTTTTGGCATCGGAACAATCCGTGCGTTCGGTAGATCCGACGCAACGGTGTTGGCGAACTGCATACCGGCTTCGTCCCCGTCCGCGAGGATGTACACCGTCTGATACCCGAGGAACGGTTCACGGAAGTACCGTTGCCACGAAGTAGCACCCGGAACCCCGACCGCTCGGATACCGCACGACTCGGCGGCGATAGCGTCTAGCTCGCCTTCGGTGATCGCCACAGTCTCCACCGGTTTCCACAACGACAGCGTGTTGTACAACCGAGGCCGATCCCCCGCGACCGTCATGTACTTACCGTGGCCCTGGTGTTCGTGTTCTTCGATGCACCGGAATCGGATAGACGCTACACCCCAACCGAACTCGTATGATTTACGCAGATACGGAAGAGCGAGCATCCCCCGGTACATTTCATGCCCCGGTAAAGGGTCGTCTACGTACCCGAGTCGGAAGTACGCTTTGTCTTCCGGTTCGTCCACTATCGCTGATACTGTTAGATCCCGACTCGCCAAATACTCTTCGGCCTTGCTGTCTTTGAACGACCGGTGGTACTTCTCCGTCGCCTCCTTCAAGAAGAGTCTGTGCGATCGTGACTGCCTCTCGATGGGTCACCCCTTCCTGCGATTTGATCAGTGCCAGTGCATCACCCTTAACCCCACAAGCCATACAGTTGTAGGCGTTTACGCGGTAGTTGACTGCGGCGGATGGTGTTTCGTCACCGTGGAACGGGCACGAACAACGGCACCAAAGCGACTTATCAGGCGGTGGCACCCATTCCGGGTGATACCGGTGGATGACGGCGGTTATCAGGGACATTCACTTCACTATCTCCGTGAATGGTCCGTACGTGTCGTAGAACCGTGCGTTGTAGACTGGGGACCACTTTCCATTCTCTCGGAGGTGCCACTTACCCTTTCGATACTTCCACTTATCGTGTTCTCGATCTCGCACCCGAACGTCTTTTGGAACATCAACCAGCGAGTCCCACCGTCTCGGAGCGGGTTTCGGAACGATGCACTCCTCCAGGGACACCAGTCCTCCGTACACGTCCTCGAACGGACCCTTGAGACGACCGGTAGTTTGAATCCACCCCGCTCGCCCCTTGTTTTCGGTAATGGACACCAGCGTGGCGTTTTCCAGCTTGATCGCTAGTAGTGCGTGGTTAGGGGCGTAAACCGTGACACCAGAGGGGATGTCGGCCCATAGTTCGTAATTTGTCATGTTGTTTCCTTGTCGGAGTGGTGCCGAAGAAACTCGGATACCACCGGTTCGTACTGGACCCTCGGCCAACCCGGCCACCTTGTGATGGGGTCGTAGCCGTTCATGTATCCGGATTCGTCCCAAAGCCATTCGGTGTAGGCCAGGAGTAGATCTTTACCTTCCATACGGATTACCTGTTCTGTAGTTCTATGGGGGCGACGACCTTGCCGATCACGTCGAACGCCGGGGGGTCGTTCAAGTACTGAATACCGTGGAACAACGCCCTACGGTCGTCCCTCAAATGACCCAGAACGCCCCGATTGCACGGGCTACACAAGAGGCCCCTGACGTACCCCGTCTTGTGATCGTGATCAACTGAGAGCCGTTTACTACCGGTTCCCTTGGCGCGACGACAGATCCAACAACACCCGCCTTGGTATTCGTATATCGCCCAATACTGCTCTGCCGTAATCCCGTACGTCTTCATCAACCGGGATTCCCAAGCGGTAGAACGGGTCTTAGCCCGCCTAGCCCGGTGGTGCGAAGCACAACGCGGACCTGGATTAGGTGCCGGTCGTTTAGTCGTGATGCCTTCCGACCGGCAGTCCACACAGATTCTGGGTTTAGGTCTTGTCACGTCCTACCCCGCAGATCACTAGCACCGCTAGTAGGTATCCACCCGCGACCGTTGCGGCTAAACCGATGTCAGCCCACATCCGGCAATACCTCGGTATAGGATGGGAATACGGTTAGACAGACTGGGTTGTACAAACCGAAGTTTTGTCCGCGCCTACCCTCATCCGTTCGCCAGCCTCTGTTCTCGAACCAGAATCGCCAACCCTCTGGCTCCTCCCACACGGTTCCGTCTCGGGCCTCTTCACAATCCAGGCTCGGAAGTACACGCGGGGAACTCTTCGGAGAAGATTCCCCCTCTGCCTTCGGCTGGGGCTCAAGGATTTCGGTGAATATGCACATCTTTGGTTCGTACCCAGCGGTGAACCATGAAGTACACCCATCCTTAGTTCGGAAGTTCCAGCATTCGTCCTGAAACCAAAACTCGGTATATGCCCTGTTCCGCCACCGCGATCCCCGCTCGTCTACCCCTAGACTGTCAACGACACGGGGTGTACGGGGCTTGGGTACGCATTTCGTACTCTCAGGAGATACGGAATGCGTAGTCGCCGGTTCCTGTTGTGGCTCCAGATAGTCGTCCCTACGGGATACCCGTCCAGCAGCAATATCGTCCAGACCACGCGCCAAAGACTCGCCCGGTTCCTGTTGTGCTGTTGGGTCGTCCGCTTGGCAATGCTCCGCTAGATCCTTATGGAAGTACTCCTGTAATTCCTCACGGGACGGTTCCCTCGGGTCGTAGGTCTCACCACCATCGGTGGTGGGGCCAGAGCCCACGGCTTCGCCGGGGGCGAAGATGACAGGCCAAGAGTCGGCGTCGATCCCATCGCCTGGGTAGCCGAGATGGAAGTATTGCCACCCAAAGCGGTCCCGGAGCGCCACCCACGCCCCGTCTGGTCGTCGTGCGATGGTGCCAACAGGTGCACCCTCGGGGATGCTGTTAGCGGCGGCGATCATTTCGTCTACAGCCATTTCCACGCCATCGCGGTGCCACTGGACATGTTCGCTTAGCTTGTCCACTAGCGCTTTCCGCTGCGCTTCAGTCGGTTCCAGCTTCATAACCCATCTCCTTAGCCAACGCGTCATACGAATCCGCAGCCGCGAGGAGCCACGCCGCCAGCTCACGAGCGCCAGCGCTGTCCCCTTGGTAGATCTCCCCGAAATAGCCGTCATCTATGAACGGATGGCGTTGGGCCTTCGGCAGTAGTTTTCGGCTCATGTATTGGTATTTGCAGACATATACCCGGAAGGGTCCGTGGTCTTCCGGCCACCTATCCGTGCCCATCTAAAACATCCTTTCCGCCCACCAACGGGACAGCGCACGAACACCCCTACGGGCGATACGGTCCACCTCCACCGCATCGGCGGGTGGTATGTCAAGTTCGATATCCACGAAACGGACGCCGAACACGTTGATAGACAGTTTCACGACGGGTACCACCCGTAAACTCCTCCGAAAGCACCCATGACCACACCAATGTGGTACACGACTTCGGAGTACAGAATGAGCGGTAGTAGCCTCATACACCCACCCTCTCTATAAACCGGTCCACGTTCAGTTGAGACACGTTGCCCGCCAACGGGTTCTTGTATGCCCATCCGTTCATCTTGGTCTCGATGATCAACGGACGCTTAGGGTCCGGGCTGTCCGGGTCAACCCGCTTGTGGGTCCACGTCGTAGGTACCCTGTCGATAAGGCCGAAACCGATACGCTGCCTAACCAAGCTGGGCTTGGCGAGTGCCATCGGGGTAATCGTTGTAGTCATGGTTAGTTCTCCTGTTGGTCTAGAACGGCTTTGGCGAACGCCGCGTAACGGGTTTGGATCGAATCTGACAACTGCGTGAAGTTGTCCACGCCGTCTAGCCTGGGACTGATCTCGCGCATCCCCCGCCATCCGGCTTCGGCTGCCCGCCATACCGGGTCGTCCCGAAGCAGCAATTGCGTTACTGTGTACTTGGTTTCAGGCACCTACTGAAAATCCTTGATATCCATCGTTTTTCCGTCGAACTGAAGGCTGACGTACGAACGTCCAGACGGGAACCCCCTACCAGACCGGTTCTTGACCGCCGAGACGTTCAACGTGTCCGGGCCGTGATCGGACGGGATTCGGTGCAACGTCAGAATCATCTCCGGTGTACGCGAAATCTGACCTTTGATGCCCGACAACGGTATTGGTTTGTTCCCGTCGTTGTGATCGCCTTTCACGTGGTGCAGCCCGACGACACACGCCCCGGTGTTCCGGGCCATCGAATGTAGATAGTCGTTCAGCGACTCCAACCCGCCGAACGGGTCCTCGTCATTACCGGCGAACCCCGATATCACGTTGGTGATGTTGTCTACCACGATGATCTGCGGGTAGTCGTCCCACAATTCCAACGTGGAGTTGACTACGTCCTCGATGTGTTTGAGCGTAGGGCTGGGGTTGAAGTCGAACAACACCCGAGAGTCTTCTAGCGTCTTCACCGCTCGTTCTTTGTTGTCGCGGTACATCTGCGCCGACTTCTCCATCGTCCACCCGTTCAAGATCGACATAGCGCGGGTTGCCTGGGTGAACTCGTCGGAGTCAGCCGACAGATACAACGCCGGTACCCCGGACTTCAACACCTTCGTCAGGACGAACCCAGACTTGCCGATACCCGGTGCCGCACAGATCATCACATACTGACCTTGCAGGAACCGAATGCCTTGTTTTTCCAACGACGTCCACACCGTTGGCAGCGGTACACCCGAGTCGTTCTTCTGGTACAACGCCTGCCTAAGTGTCAGCAACTTTTCACCTAAGCACCACCTCTGCATGTACGGACCGGTGCCCGATTACCCAACGGGTGTGCACCACTGTACGTATGGGATCACTACCCTCGAAAGCAACTGTGTCACCCTGCGTGGGGACCTGGAGCATAGGGACCATTTGCGTAATCTCGGTACCATCCATGTACCAAGTGAAATATGTAGGTGTCACCATTCACCTCCGCATCCGCCAGAGGGCGCGGGCGACAACAGAATCCCGTTCCGCGTCTTGCACGCGGTGTCGATACGGAACCTGCCGAACGACGTGTACGCCGTCTGGTGCCAGAACGTCCCGTCCGGGTACTGAACCCCGTTGCACCAACCCGTAAGGTTGGAGGACGACACACCGACACCCTCGTTGGTCCCACCACCGGGGCACCAACCCCGGATGTAGTCAGGGTGATACGGATCGTGGTATGGGTCAGCGGCAGCCGGTACGACCAAGCCCATTGACAATAAGGTGATTACAGCCGCGAGTAGGGTTTTCACTTGTGCCCTTCCAGATAGCGGAGCAACTTCTCTAGGTCTAGATCCCCGTCCATATACGCCTCACCGTCACCTTCCTGCCAATCCGACCAACCGGTAAAACACTCCATGACAAAGTTTCCCAGCTGAGTAACGTTCATCTACTGCCCCCTGCCGGGTCGTATGTCAAGCACTAAGCCTGACTGTATTGGCATGAGTACGAAACATCGCAGAACCGACAGCGATCGGGTTCTGGGTTGGGCGGGAAGTTCCCCGCGTTGATGTTGTCCTGTAGTTCTACGAACTTGTCCCGCACCGTCTCTCGGGTCCAGTCGGTGAGATCGTATGGCTTCGTGGGCTTACCGGTACGACCCATCCAGTAGTCCCCTGTCGGCGCATACGCGCCGTGGGTCACTTCCATCGCAACCTTGTAGACCCCGAGTTGGAAGTCATCACCGGGCTTGTTACCCGTCTTGTTGTCCCGGACGTATATCTCGTCACCGCATAGGTTGGACATGATCAGGTCTATGAACCCACGGATCTCGATACCGTCCAGGTCGATGTCGAATCCCAGCTCGATACCCGGTGTGCCGTCCGGCGCGATCCACACAACCTCGTCCTGGTGCTTCCCGTACCAGTCCAACATCCGGCTACACTGCTGTAGTCCGAGGTCGTATCGGCGGTTGATATCGACTTCGCCGTTATACGGCCCCGACCAGAACCACCACTCCAAGTTCGGTGTTACGTCACAGTACGTATTGACGTGGTTGTCGTACGACTCGGTGTAGACCTGTTGCATCTCTTCCAGGGTCATTGTCCGACCGGATCGCTCCCACGCCTCCCCCGCTTCGTGTACCGCCGACCCCTGCGGTAACCACGCGGCGGGCCTTTGCCACGCCTTCTCTACCCGAGAGAGGTACCACGAGTACGGGCACCGCTCGTACTGCTTGTACTGGGAGACACTGAGTTTCATCCAGCCTCCTTGTGATGCTGTAGGTAGGAGATAACCTGACCAACCCCGCACTTAAGACGATTCCTGAACGGCGTACCCACTGTGCCTTCAACCCACTGGATTGAACCGGTAGGTGTGTACCGAATCCATAGGCGTGCGTCTTCTGTCCAGTACAGGGTCGTTTTGACGCTCTCTGAGGTGCTGTTCCACCCGTTTTCTCTGGCTGCTTGTTCTATACGCTCACGCCCGGTCATGACAGAAGTCCAAGGCTTTCCAGGTGACCGGTTATTAGCGTGGGAAGATACTGTTTCGCATTGTCGCGCACCTCAGAGCGCTCTACTCCGTACTCTTCTGCCCAAGCACCTACGTCGATGTCTAGCGTGACGGTGACTCGCATTTTCACAGTTCCGCCTCTTCTCTTAGGTATGAGATGGCCTTGAGGTATGCATCTTGGTGACCGTGAAAGTACTCGTTACGCGGCGATCTTGTGGACAACGCGTTGTATCGTTTCAGCTCACCCTCTAGCCGTTCTATTACTACATTGATGTCAGTCACTACGGTACCGCCAGTCTGTATATCGTCATCACCGCTGCGCCACCCGCCATAGTCCTGTTCGGGTAAACCTCTGGCCCCGAGTGAATCTCGTAATGGTACTTGTCCAACAGCTCAGCAACCGGACGGTACAGGTCGTCCGTTTCCGGTAACTCCACACTGCGATTAACCAGCAGTATGTGCAAGCCGCGCCACACACCTGTTCGTGCCACCAACCACGGAAGAGAGGCGATCGTAAGAGCGGGAATCTGGGGTAGGGTGGTGTGCAGCACTGGGGTGCCTTCTTTCTACGGGTCCTGTGGCGGGAATTGCCATATGTTCTTTCCTTCGTATTCAGTTGGATTTGTGTACTCGTTAACACGGATCAGCAGATTCCCGTCGCGCGGTTCCCTTGGGCGGTAGGCAAACCCGCCCGGTTTCGACACTCCCGGTTCAGAGGGGATGTTAGGGTCGTATTCAACGACCCAGTTGTTGCTCCGTAGTTTGTTGTAGAAGCCCCGAAGGCGGTTGATTCGCTTGACGGCCCACCTGTCGGTAGTACCCGTCATCATGAACTCGGCATGGTCCCTCAGGGAAGCCATTGGGGCTGCCTTGCTGAACGGGCCAGTACTACCAGGCTCGTATGGCATAGCCTGGATCACACGTTGGCGTAGGCTTAACTCGCCGCCGTATTTTCTCCAGATGTACGACACCGCCTGCCGGGTTACGCCGTAGAACTCAGCGATCTCAGACTGGTTCCATCCTTGATTCTTGAGCTGCCGGATAGTGTCTATATCTAATCCGGCGTTGTACAGCTCCCTTTCGTACTTCTCAATCAAATGGGGTGCAAAAGCTTTGTCCACCTGCTCCTCCTACCTGGTTGCCTGTCAAATAATTCAAGGCTACCTGTCAAGTCAATGCATAGCAAGGCTGGCCCCTTTCGTCGGGCTGTGACGTATCAGGAGTCCCCGTCCTGTGACACAGATTACAACAAGTGTTCACAAAGATTTGACGCGTATGTCACTCGTTACCGAATCGTTATCTAACACACCTCGGTTCGCCAAAGACACCTTTGACCAGTACGTATGTCCGGGTTCTTATAGATTCATCAACTAGATAGAGTAGTTGTGCCCTATCTAGAAAGTGAGAAGTGTTGTAAGGTGTCCGATTCGCTCCTGAACCTGTGTCAACAACGTTTGCAAGAAGCACCTGTTGTTGACGGCGACCGGTGATTGGTCCCCGTCCAAGTCTTCCAGATCGTCGTAAATCCGCGTCTCCAATTTGATGGCTTCGGGGAGCATCAAGTCTTCGTATTCCACGGGGGTCGTAATAGACATATCAAACCTCTTTGTTTGATTCGGGCTACTCTTCGTCCACGGGTTTAATGTTCCAGATCTCGGTGAGACCACCGGGTGATCCCTTACCTATCTCCAAACCTTGTTCCAACGCGGCGCTAAGTGCACCGCCGCCGATACCTAGGTCTTTCTGGAACTCCCTGTGCATGACCTCACGGGCAATCTTGCGCCCCTCGTCGGTGGTCACGCCCTCTGCCACAACGGTTCCGTCCATCTTCGTAACGGTGCAACTACCCACGTTCTTGTAGTCCACCCACTCGATGTTGACGTACGCTTTGCCGAACTTCCCCAGAGTCTGTGTGAGACGAATCGGTTTAGGCTTCTTCATGCGGCGCAACCCCTTTCTGTCTCGTCAATAACGACTCCACTCGGGACAAGCGGTCCCGCAGTTCGGATACTTCGTTGTCTGTACGCTCGTTCTTGCTGTCCTGTTTGGCTACAAAGGCGTCCAGCTTCTCTCGGGACGCGTAGCGCAGATCGGCCCTGCGTTCCCATTGAACCAACGTTTTGATTACGCCCACGGCGACATCGAATCTCAGCCGATCGGCCTCGTCCAACTTGTCGTAGTCGGTGTTCTCTACTGCCATCAAAGCTTTGCGGGTCTGCCTACGACCCTTGCGTTGGTGATCCTGTGCGAGCCTGATGTGCGACTGTGGCTCGATGACCTGATACCCAACGTTACGCACCGCCACAAGAGACTTCTGGTGCTCTCGCTGAATACCTGACTTGGCTTGGTTAACCACGCACTGTGTCATCGCACGATCAAGTCCAAGCGTCGCCTCTAGAAAGTCGTACGGGACTACCTGGCCCGGTTCTACGTCTGCGAACAGGTCCACCACTGTTTGTCTTCGGGATTTGTCAGACATTGACTCAAACATCAAACCTCCTTGATGGTTGCTTCAAACGTGCCGAACCGTGGACGCCAGTCCCCCAGTCCGATGTACTGACCCGCCTTCTCTCCGAAGGACAGTAGAGACTCAAAGTCCAGAATCTCAGGGTCAAACATTCCTTCGGCCACAGTTGCCCACTGACGGAATACAGGCCGTGTGCGAATGATTCGTGCTCGCTGGACCTTCACCGATGCGTTATGCACGTGAGCCGCGTTGCCCTTGTCCCAAAGTCCGTCCAAGTCCCGTGGTCCGTCGTAGGCTATAGGGTTGATATCGCTTGTGATACGTAGACCACGCTCGATGTCCTTGCCGTTCTTGGTCATCCGGGCGGCGTGTAGCAAGCACTGCTCGATGTTCAGACCCGGCATGTACGGCCCTACAGTCTCATCGAAGTAGAGGCTACCCAGAAATTCGAGACGACGCTTTTCCCAGCGGTCATCCTCGGTCTGCTTAGTCTTCTTGGCAGTGATCTTCTTGATCGCCTTGACGATTGGATCAAACTCGTCTGACAGGCGTGAGTTGTGCATCAACAACGGGTTGATGCCACGGATCTCAATTGTGAACTGCTTCATGTCTTCTCCTTTAGTTGTAACCCTTGTAAAGCCCATCCTCACCAAGCCGCGCCTCGCCTTGTAACGCGCTGCCGTGCGGCCCGTGGACTCGGACCACGGTGTATTCCGTTGCCGCTGTTTGTGTAACCCTTGCCTAACCCCGCCCCACCCAGCCAGACCTTGCCAGGCCACAGTGCGGTTCCGGGAATCGAACCCGGACGAAAACCGTTACCGCTGTGTGTATCCCAAGCCCAGCCCTACCCCACCTAGCCCTACCAGGCCGCACCCGGTCACGGCTAGAATCCGTCAGTAACCCACGCTTGGTACAGCATGTGGTGGTCTTCATCGTTGGGCGTCGGCCCTTCGGGATGGGTTCTCACCCACTCGCTCACGGCATCATCACCGTGCAGTACTTCAAAGTCGCTGACGATGCGGAAACCCTTTTTCGTCAGGTACCACCGCGCGTCTTCTTCATGACGCGCTTCTACGGACTCGATACCGTTTGCTTGCACGTACTCTCGGGATACCGAGATCATCACGCTTTCACGTCGTTTGTTGTTCATCAAGCCTCCAAATACGCTGTGATAGTGAGGATTACCGGGAAGATCAGGCACGCGTACACGATGAACGTCATTCGAATACCCGTTTCAGGTATGCAGAAGCTACGGACACACCGTCTTTGTCCATACGCCACTGGCGGTGATCTTGCACCCACAACACGGTGTGTAGCGAGTAGCCGTGGTCTGCCGCGTGAGCGGCAACCAAACCTTCACCCTCGTCCCAATTGGACGGGTGGACAGTGGAATACCGGTGGTTGTGCGGGTCCGACAGGTCTGTAATCTTTAGGACGTAGTACGCGGTCATATCTTATTCCGCAAATACGTGAAGTTGGGCCAACCGATATCGTTTCTGTGGTCATCGAAACCTTTACGCGGGTCGTGCGTGTAGTCGTCCACGTTGTCTCCAGGGTCGCTGACTCGCGTGCCGTCAGAGCGCACCCAGGGCGTTGGATCGTTCATGTCTTTGGGCTCCTTATGTTGTTGTCATACCTCTGATTTGGTGCCCCCGGCGCGAATCGAACGCGCCTGGAAGAGAGCGTGTCTCGATACCCGAAGGCAGAGGGCGTGTCTCATTCCAAACCGTTGGGGGTGGAGAGACGGTCATAGACCGCTCTCGATGCCCTTAAGAGCAGACCGTAGGCCTGTCTCGCGGGCTGCTTATGGTTAGGCTTGTGCCCCAAACCTTTTCGTTGGGCTCATTCGGTCACCGTCCAGCCAGACACAAAACGGGACATGGCGTTCCATGTTTTTGGGTGCTGTCGCGCGCAGTAGCGGGCAGTACCTTCACTGCCTACCGTTACCTCGTCATCGCCAACCATCTGCGCGCCCCACTCCCGCGTGAGTCCTCCAAGGGCTTTATCCACCTCGGCGGCAACGTGGGCGTCGGCTTCGTCCCAGTCGAAGAAACTAGTGCCGGGGCAGGCGAAGCACCGTTTGTCATGGTTCCCATACCAACCAATGCGATGCTTCCGCATCGCGGCGCGGATGAGCTTCTGTGCGTCCGAAGGTTCGTCACTCATCGCTCTAGTTCCTGCCGTTCGATCCGCTCTACCGTCAACCGGTATCCGTAGTCGCCACCCGGTTTGAAAATCTCGAAAGGCTCACCGGAGTAGTCCGCCTCCAGCCATTCGGCCACGGCCCATATAGCATTGCCGCTCTGGTCTTCTTTCTCCAGAAACTCGCTCCCGGCCTTGTTAATTCGTCCTACAAGCACGCGGCCCGAAAGGCTGGAAAAGCACACCCCAAATTTGTTCATCGCTCTAGTTCCTCTGTTGTGAAAATCAAGGGGGCTAGGTCGGCCAGCACGACGAGTGCTATAGCGCCAGCTGTCGCCGGTAGTGGCGACTTCTCCAGCTCGGCCACCCAGTGGGCGTGTCTCTCCCGTATCGGTTTCAAAGCCTCACGGGCAGCATTTTCGGCGATGGTGCGGTAAACCCCGGTACCATTCCATGCCTTCTTGGCTGCCTCTATGCTCGGATCAGACATCAGGCGCTCCTTCTGTCGGCATCATTGTGAGTGTGTAATTCGAGGCGCCTGGCGATTACGGCATCCTCCGCGTCCGACATACTGGCGAAGTAGCCAACGTGGATAGCCCTACCGTTATGGCGGACGGTGGCGCACCATCTGCCATTTGGCTTCTGGTACACGCCGCGAATGCCAGATTTACCGTGGCGGCGCGGGCCTTGAAGGTTCTCGTTGTTCTGTTTGCGGGTTACGACCCTTAGGTGACCGGGGTTGACGCATGATGGATTGAAACAACGGTGGTCTATCAACATCCCTGGCGGGATTGGTCCGACTGACAATTCGTACGACACTCTGTGCGCCTTGGCCTCTCTACCGTTGAGGTAGAAGTTCCCGTATCCGCCGCTATCCCTACCTGCCGACCAGAGCCAACAACCGTCCGTCTTCTCAACCTTCCCCCAGAACCTCTCCTCTAGCGTTCTGTTGGGCCAGCGCCCCGCAGATGGGGGTAATTCACCCTTCTTGAGGGCACGGTTGTAGCAACAGGCGCACAGTCCCCTAGCCCTGATCGGACGCTCACAGCCTTCGGTTGAACAATTCCCCCGCATATGGCGGTTGTTGTCGCTCATCTTCCACCTGCCGCGAATGCTGCTACGGAAGGGACTGGACCAATCCCTTTGCCGCGCCGTCTCTCACATCGGACACACTGGGTGTAGAAGATGGTCCAAGAGGGGCCTTCGGGGTGGAACCTGCTGCTGAATTCGTATGGCTTGACCGACCATCTATGAAGCCCAATTCGGCAGAAAATTTTCATGACAGACCCCGAACTTCACGCTCGATGGAGTCGCAATCCAAACCTCTTTCCTCGCAAAAGATTCGGGCGACAATCAGTCCCGCGTCCTGATACCGACGCTTCATCCAGACCGCAGCTTGCACCATGCGTGTAGCTATCTCTAAGTCGTTCATTCCCCACCCCTTGCGAATGCTGCTATAGCCTCAGCACCAGAGGGGAACTCGTCGTGTATCCAATAGACGGCCCTGCCCTCGTACGTGCCCGATGTCGCCACGTACCACCAACCCCCCACCGATTTGTGGATCTTCCACTTGCTCATGCCTTCAAGTCCTTCGCCAAGATGTCGAAAAACACACGCCATCGGGATTCACAGAAGGTACGCGTAAATCCGCAGCGGCCATCACACTCTTCGTCGTGGTGTTCACCCATGGCCAAACCTTTCTCAATCCCGTCTAACCGGGTGTCCGCGTTCGTATCTCGTCAAACCTCTAGTGGCGACAGCCACGGCTACAACACCGAACACACCGGCCACCACGAGGTGTATCAACGTGCTCATACCTTTTATCGTTTCTCGATAACGTGGCTGAAGATTGAGTGGTAACGACCCGCGCAGGTATCACACTTCAACACGACCTCATCAACGTCAACGCCCAAGGCTGTAGCTTGCTCTCTACGCTCTTGCGTTTCATACCAAGGCATTAACACAGCGGTTCCGTGGCACCACACCGTGCTAGATCCATCCGGCAGACGCTTGACGGTCGGAGACATTAGTCCACCTGGAGCCTGGTGATAGCGGATGCTGTCACCCACCCTTACTAACGATCCGTCACTGTACGTGGCTCTGCGCTCCCACACCTCGGTCATTTCACACCTCTCGTCGTGTTGTCTGTCCATCAGCGCCCCTTTTGGAGGTACGGTTACCGGACGACCACGGTCAGGCCGCGTAGGTTGGGCTCTGGGGCCTTCGTGGAATGCCCGCGCTTGCACGTGTACTGGTTAAGCCAGACCAACGCCTCCAATCGACTCAATGAGTCGAGGTCTGGGACTTCGATGTCGTACTTGCGCGCTGAATAGGTTTGTCCGTCATACTCGACAACGGGCTTTGGTCCACGCCGACTTTTAGTCACCTTGTCTCCTTTGGTCGTACGTCAAGCCTCATCGGACCCGTACGAACGAACTACCGCGTGACACGTACACCCGTCCGTCGATATATGCGGTACGGGTCTGGTTAGTGGACATCGTTGTCTCCCTGCAATTAGGCCGTGCGCTTGTGATCGAAGATCACGGCGCTTGGACGCCCCGAACTTTGTTCGGGTCGTATGTCAAGTACGTTGGTAAATAAAAAGGTCTATCCTTGGTATGTAGGTTAGCGGTTTAGTTCAGTGACCAGCGTGGCCGCATCTACCGGGTAGGCATAGGCAATCTGTTTACCGTCACGCTCTATAGCGACTAACCCGGAATATGCGAACTGGCTTTCGCCGGGTATCAAGTTGACAACCTGGTATTTATCCATTTCCATTTTCCTTGGTATGTAGTAGGGGATTAGTAGGGTAGGTCTGTCAAATCGTCTGAGTAGTGTTCGGCATAGTTGACCTCGTGCCCGACAAGTGCGGCTGCGTGCTCAGCGGCTTCGCATTCACTGTCTGCGATGACGTAGATGTCTTCCTCTCCGGTGTCTACCACGTATACGGCGCTCATTCATCTAGTCCTATCGCTGTAGTAGGGGATTAGCGCAGGAACGCTGCTAGCCGGTTAGCTTCGCGCGAGGAGAGTTCAATAGTCACGTCATGCCATCCATCGTTCACGGTGAGTGTGGTTCGGCGTGGTGTGCGTTGGACGGTTATGTCGGTGCCGTTCTCATCGTGGTAGTGATAGGTGCCCATCTATCTAGTCCTTATCGGTGGTATGTCAAGTCTGTGGGTAAATAAAAACGTGCCACGTTTGGAGTCGAACCAAACCCTTACAGTGATGTCGAAGGGGCGAACCTGCCGTGACTGCCCTTGCGGGCTGTAGTTTTGTCTCTTAGGTCTGAGACCCAGACCAGCCGTATGGTGGCCAACCTTTAGCACGCCGTTTCATCACAAGCTCTCGCTATCCGCTTGTGAACACCAGGTCATCGCGATCTACTAACCACGCTCGCTGGCGATCTCTCGTGCTGTCTGTATGTAGTGCTGCGTGCGCTTGGCGTCGCCTGTAGCAGCGTCCGATTCTCACCGGGTTGTTGTGGACCATGCCGTCTGCGGACGGTTGCGACATCCCATTCGGGGGCCGGTCCTTGCTATTAAGTTGTGTTTGTAAACTATCAGATTATGGGCCGTATGTCAAGCCGTGTTGCTTGGCTCTATGCGCTCGCTCACCCGCTGGCGTATGGGTTCACTTGACGTTGTATGCCCGTTCTGAAGTTGTATCTGTACTCTAACCCATTGCCGGTCGTATGTCAAGTCATCCACACAAAGAAAACCCCCGCTACGTGTCAGCGGGGGTTTGTTGGCCTTAGGATTGAGGGTAGTGGTGGACCACCTTGTCAGGGTCTATCGTCCGCTTGGCGACCTGACCGAAGGAATTTGCGCGTGTACCCTGGATGGTTATCTGCTCGTTAGGCCACACCCGTAGGACGATCCACATTTCGCCACCCTTCTTAGCGATCTGCACTCGGTCACCTGGCTTGATGTCCACAGCTAGCACTCGTTCCGGTAGTTGGATGAACCGACGTAGTACACGGTACCCGTGTCGGGGTCGGTCCAGTTGCACGGTTTCCCGTCCGTGTTGCCGTCCTCGTATTGGCATACGGGCAATTGGTCTGCGTGTGCTGTTGCTTCTACCGCAGTGGGCAGTCCTACCCAGAACGCACCAACGGTGAGTGTAGCGAGGGCCAGTTGCTTCCATGTGTTTGACATACGACCACTCTACTACGCACAGGCCGTATGTCAAGGGGTGTGTGCATACGAATGTGGACACCACGCACCCCACGCATGGGTACGTAAGCGTGGGTGGGTAGCACGGTGCACACCACCGTGCATGGCACGGCACGTCGGCAGCGCAGCTGCCTCCCTCGGTACCCCAGGGGGGGCACCCCTCCCCCGGCAGCAGGATCGGGCGGTAATGCGGAGGAGCCATCATGTACGGGTTTAGAAGTCGAACACCTATTCGGGTCGTATGTAAAGTGCCAGGTCGACACCAAACAGGAAGTGAAATAGGTCACAATTAGATCACTGAGAGGACTTTTGTCTGAAAGTTACGCCTACTACCGCATGAGAGGGTAAATAGTTCGCCCTAGTAAGGGGGAACCTTTAAGGAGGGGGATCAGTCTGCCTTTAGGCAGACCCGGTTCGGTCCTTTCGGACCTCACTTACGGTATACCAACGTAATGTAGTTACCTAACGTAACGGAATTACGGTTGGTGGGCCGTGACCGGCCCCTAAAGGCCGGGTCGCGGACCCGGAGTCCGAAGGACGCATGAGATGCGTCCGAGGTCGGTCTCCGGAGCCCCTTTCGGGGGCTCCGTCGACACCGGTCCTCACTCCGTTCGTCGTTCGTTCGGTACTTCGTACCTCACTCACTCCTCACTACGTTCGGAGGGCGGATGTCAGGTTGGTCCGGTTCGTCTCGGAACCTTCGGCTGCCACCCAACTGGGGTGAGATCAGACGTCGAATCCTCGACAGAGACAACCACCTCTGTCGGATACGACTTCTCGGCTGTCTTGGAACAGCCTCGGAAGTCGACCACATCGTTCGTGGTGACGATCACTCGGACGAGAACTTGCGAGGCGCATGCGCTTCGTGTCATGCACGCAAGTCGAGCGCGGAAGGTAACGACCGCAAGCGACAACTTAGAGCCCTACGCAAGCGTCCCCCCGAACGTCACCCAGGGCAGCGATAAACGACGGCCAGGAGCCGTCTGACGGCCCAGGAGGCTACCTTGGCAGGATCACGCGGTCCTATACCCAAACGAGACGACGAGAGAGTCCGTAGAAACAAACCGGACGTGCCGACCGAGAAGGTTTCGGCTATCGGAGTCGTACCTGTACCAGACCTTTCGATAGGCATCGAAGACCCTGACCCTTTCGTAGTCGCCTTCTACGAGTCGATTCGACAGTCGGCTCAGTCGCGATTCTACGAACCCTCCGACTGGTTCACGGTGATCCTCATGCTTCGTGCATTGAACGAGGAACTGAACGCGGTCTATGTCAAGGGTGATATGGCGGGCGAGAAGCGGCCTATCGGTGTGATGAAGCTACAAGTTCTAAACCAGATGATGTCGAATCTCTTGATCACCGAAGGCGACCGCCGTCGCGTTCGGATGGAGATCGAACGGAACCCAGGGCCTACCGCTGAAGGCGGAAAGGTTCTGACGATGGCCGACCACTTCAAGCAAGTGCTAGGCGCACAAACCACATGATCCACCGGGGGAGCGTCAGTCTCGGCCTCCTCTCGCCGCGAGCGTGCTACCCGCTCCGCTCCCCCGGAACAACTTTCAAGGAGATCCATGTCCGATATCGGGCTACGGCCAGAAGGCAGCACGCTAGTCCTTTGGAAGGGCAGGGATTTCGCCTGGAATTTCGAGCTGGTGGACGAGAACAAACAACCGGTTGACTATCCAGCCGGTCAAATGTACTTCGAACTCCAGACTGGAGGCGAGCACAACGCCCTCCAGAAGGTGACCGTGACCGGGGCGAACGGCGGAACGTACAAGCTCGGTTTCGGCGGTCAGTGGACCGCCCCTATCGACTACAACGACGTCGTAGAGAACCCCCAGAACCTCTCTGGCGACATCACCGACGCCCTGGAGGCCTTACCCACCCTCGGGGCTGGAAACGTCTTTGTACAGCCTTCCAGCCTGTACCCCACGTGGGAACTAGATCTCAACGTCAACGCCGGTCACGTGCTGACCGAGCAGTTGGTGAACACCGTAAACGCCACACTCAACGGGTTTTTCGCCACGTTCGAGGATCTGTTGGGCGTCGATATCGACTTCACGATCCACGACAACCTGAACTTGGTCCTGAAGATCACCTCTACCAAGTCGTTTGACGAGGTCGGGTTGATCACGTTCGCCGTCGACGTGACGTCAACGATGATCGTCAACCTATTCAACTCGGTAGCTTCGCTCATCGGTGTCTTCAACATCGTCCACTTGGACTTCTACTGGACACACACGTACCAAGTGATGTTCATCGGAGCGCTCGGAAACGACGTACAACCCGCTCTGGCGGTTGATGACTCGGGTCTTACTGGTGTGAACGGCTACGAGAGCGTCAAGGTCGACATCGTCAAGCCCGGAAAGCACCCGTTAACGATCTGGAATTTCGAGCTTGAAGGCTCGATGGCCCACATCAAGGTCGAATCGGAAGAGACCGACAAGATCGCGGACCGTTGCTTGTGGCAGCTGGTATTCCTGCCTGACGGTGAGCCCGTGGGAGGCGAAGGTATAGACGCCGGAAGGGTTTCACGAGTCGGATGATCATCGAATCAGTTCTAGGCGACATCGGTGACCGCATGCTCTCCGTACCCGGACAGCCTGGGGCACGAGGACCTAAGGGCGATAAAGGCGATACCGGGTTACAAGGCATACCCGGCGAGACCGGAATCCAGGGACCCGTTGGCCCCAAGGGTGATAAAGGCGATACGGGACCCCAGGGACCAACCGGAGCGACCGGACCCGCCGGAGCAGACGGCACCGGCATAGAGCTTTCGGGCTCGGTGGCCACGTACGAAGACCTACCTGTCTCAGCGTCTATCGGTGAAACCTACTTGGTCATCTCCGATGGGCTCTTGTATTTCTGGAACGGGTCGGGTTGGCCTGCCGACGGAGACGGTATCCCGTTCCAAGGCCCTGTAGGTCCGACCGGACCACAAGGACCCCAGGGCGAAACTGGACCCACTGGAGCCAAGGGTGATACGGGAGAGACCGGACCCAAAGGGGACAAGGGTGACCCCGGAGACACCGGACCCCAGGGTCCCAAGGGTGATACCGGCGACCAGGGTCCCCAAGGCGTCAAGGGCGATACAGGTGATACCGGCCCCAAGGGGGATAAAGGTGACACCGGAGACGAGGGTCCGCAGGGACCCCCTGGTGAGGTCACAGAGTCGGAACTCAACGCAGCTGTTGCAGACGCCGTGGCGACGTTGGTTGACGGCTCTCCGTCGACGCTAGACACCCTTAACGAGCTCGCAGCAGCTCTGGGTGACGATCCGAACTTCGCCACCACCGTTTCGACCAACATCGGCTTGAAAGCTGATAAGACCACGACGGTTTCAGCCGGAACGGGCCTTACCGGTGGTGGCGACCTTTCTGCTAACCGCACACTGTCTGTCGATTTTGGTACCGGCGCGGGAAAGGTGACCCAAGGGAACGACTCGCGTCTATCGGACGCTCGTACGCCTACAGCGCATACGCACAACGCGTCGGACATCAACGCCGGGACGCTGGCTATCGCGCGCATACCCACCGGCACAACGAGTTCGACGGTCTGCGTAGGGAACGATTCGCGGTTGTCCGACACCCGGACACCGACCGATGGGTCCGTAACCACCGCCAAGATCGCCAGCGGCGCGGTCACCACGACCGAGATCGCTGACGGCACGATCACCAACACCGACATAAACAACTCGGCGGCTATCGCTATGTCCAAGTTGGGAACCGGCAAGGTCGTCGGCTCCAACAACGGCACCCCGACGTCGCTAACTGTGTGGGTTGGATCAGCGGCTCAATACACCGCGATCGGCTCGAAAGACGCTAACACCCTGTATTTCACAACGTAGGAGGCCCGGTGGCGGTTTATCTCGGATCAACCGCCCTGGCCGGTCTCCACTTAGGTACTACCGACGTTCAGAAGGTGTACCTGGGCACTACCGAGATCTGGTCGGCAGCATCACCTGTCCAACTGATAAACGCAGCGGCCAACGCCAACACATCCGTAACGATCCCCGCACACCAAGTGGGGGACCTGTTGGTGGTGTGTTCGATCAACATGTACACGACCACCGCCCCAACCAAACCGTCCGCGTCGGGCACAGTCCCGAACTGGAATTACATAGACAACACCAACAGCGCCAGTGGTTCTGGCGTGGCGACCGCGTGGTTCAAAGCCACCGCGACGAACACCACCTCGGGTACATGGGGTAGCGCCAGCCATACGCTCGTGGCTGTACTCCGTGGCCAGAACGCCACCAGCCCCATAGGCGGCCATGCTTCCGTGGGAGGAACGGGTGCAGCTTCTACGTCGCCGTCGATATCGCTTACGCACTCTGACGGCTCGTCAGTACTGCTCTATTTCCACTCGCACACCAACTTGCAGTCTACGGCGTGGGATTCAGCCCCCTCGGGGTTCACACGTCAGGCGTCAGCAGCGTCTGGATTTCAACCGGGCTCGCTACTCAATACGAAGAACGACACAACCTCCGATGGCTCAGCGTCGCAAACCGGTGGACAGTCGGGTTGGGGATTCGCCTCTGCCGTTGTCGAAGTTATCAACTGACTAAGGAACTACCGCATGGGCGTTATCGGCGAACCACACAATTACCGGGAACGCCTACTCTCCATCCCTGGAGCACCGGGCATCACCGGACCTGCCGGACCAGCGGGACCACTTGGCCCTAAAGGAGACACCGGACCGGCTGGACCCACGGGACCGACCGGACCGGCTGGACCTAAGGGTGATGGACTCACACTAGACGGCACCGCAGACGATTTCGAATCGCTTCCCACCGCCAGCTCCCACACCAACGAGATGTGGGGTGTAACAGACACCGGACAGTTCTACGTGTCCAACGGAACTACCTGGTTCGAGGTTGAAGTCAAAGGACCGCAGGGCGATGTCGGACCCGCTGGCCCCAAGGGGGACAAGGGAGATACCGGACTCACGGGACCTGCAGGACCCACCGGCCCCGCTGGCGCAAGTGCCTGGGCCGACATCACCGGGAAACCCGCTGTCGTCGTAGGTGCCAACAACGCCGGTCCTCTCTCCCTCACCTTGTGGGTGGGCACCGAAGCGCAGTACACAGCGATCACCACTAAAGATCCGACGACGGTCTATGTAAGGACTCCGTAGTGGCGGGGATCTCTGTCGGGGCATCGGACATTTCCAAGCTCGCCGCCGGGGAAACCGAAGCCACCAAGGTAAGCCTTGGGCCTGTAGACGTATGGACCGCGTTCACCCCCATCATCGAAAACAACGTCGCCAGAACCAACTACCCGGTCCCCTACGGGGCAACGGGCGCTTGGGTGACCCTCCAAGCCGCTGGAGGAGCGGGCGGTGAAGGCGCTACAGGTCTTTGGACCGCCAACTCAGGCGGTGGCGGCGGGGGTCGTATAGAACGTACCTGGGTCCCTGTCTCCGAGATGGGTGCGACTTACAGCGTCGTCCAGGGTAAAGGTGGCAAGGGAGACGGAGGAGACTCCGTATTCTCCAGCGGCGGAGTGAATCTGACTGCCAAAGGCGGCAAGAAAGGCTCCTCGGGAGCGACCACAGTCGGTTCCAGCCCGTTCACCATACCTGGCGGCGCAGGCGGCACGTACTCAGTTACCGGTATGTCCGGCGTGCTCGTATACCCCGGCTCCCCTGGTGGTGATGCGACTAATACCGTAACTAATCCCGGTGCTACCAACGCCAATAACGCGGGCGCGGGCGGCGGCGCGGGAGGCCCATATAGTTCGGACACCGGACAAACCCCCGGTGGCGCAGGTGGAAGTTCAACCACTGTCACCGGCGGCGCAGGCGGTACAGATTCGGTAAAGACCGGCGTCAAACCCGACAACGCCACAATCCCCAACGGCGGTGCGGGCGGCGGTGGTGGCGCAGGAGCGTGGTTCGCGGCTGGCGGAACTGGCGGCGATGGAGGCCGCTTCGGCGGTGGAGGCGGTGGAGCGGGGTGTGGCAACACAGTCGCCACAGCTGGTAAAGGTGGTGACGGCTTCACTCGCATCGAGTGGACCGCCGAAAGCATCGAGTATCGCCGGGTATTCGTCGCAGTAACCGAGGTCAACCAGACTTCCATCAAGGTTCAGGTCAACGGGCTTCCGCCCGACGCCGGAACTGTTACCGGATACAACTTCTACAAAAACGGCGTCAAGGTCACGTCGTCGCCCCAGTCCTCCCCCGAGTACACATTCGGCGGGCTGGACCCGAACTCGACGTACACACTTACCGCTACAGCGGTTTCTAGCGGCTCGGAATCATCTCCGTATGACCCAGCTGTCGTAAGAACACTCGCTGACGGCTCGTTGTCGTTGGAGGACCGGACAGCGATCGACAACATCGTGGCGCAGTGCATGGCTGAAGACGGCCAGCCCGGCGTGATGATCTCGATTACCGGACCCAAAGGCAGCTACACCAAATCGTATGGCGTGTCCCCGGCGTCACCCGGTATCACGTCGTACCCGTTGTCGACTACACACCACTTCCGTATCGGTAGCCTGACCAAATCGTTTACCGGCACAGCGATCCTGATGCAGGTAGACAAAGGCATCCTGTCTCTGGACGACACTCTGGAGAAGTGGATACCCGGCCTTCCTGATGGCAAGAACATCAAGATCCGCCACCTACTTGGCATGCGTGATGGACTGTTCGAGTTCCAGGCAGGAAACATCGGGTTGTTCCCGTATGGCGTGTTCATGCTGTTGTTCCCGACCTTCCCGGTCACGGTGGACACCCAGATGAACATCATCAAAGGCCACGCGGTTACCTGGCCCGCTGGAGCGAACTTCGCGTACCACAACTCGGGAATGATCGTGTTAGGTCAGATCCTAGAAGCCGCCACCGGTCGACGGTGTAGGGACATCTTCAAGGAAGACATCTGGATTCCGTTAGGACTGACCGAGACATCTTGGCCAGACAGCCCGAACATGCCGGAACCCTACAGTCGTGGACTTGGGCCGGGCATCTTCGGCCTACAAGACTGGACGGTAGTCAACCCCGAGTATGTCGGGTCCGCAGGCGCTTTGGTGTCGACCATCGACAACATACAGCGCTGGGGTCAGGCTATGCGTGACGGATGGGGTATAAGCCCCGAGATGCACGCGTTCCGCGAGGACATCGCCGTGTACTCGTCGGACGTATGGCCATACGAGGGTCCGTCTTACTACGGTTACGGCCCTGCGTATTTCAACATCGCAAACTGGTTCGGTCACGCCGGATCTGTGTCGGGATACAACTGCACGTGCTACTACGAGCCGGTATCCGGCGCGGTGTTCGCAGGTATGGAGAACGTTCAATCTAACGGCGTGGCTATCGAATCGAAGATCCAGATTCGCATCTGTGAGTACCTGTACCCAGGTACCACGACCGTGGAGCAACCCTTCGATCCGGCTCTGAGACACCACGAATAACTGAATAGCCCTTCGGGGCATTGGAACATAGCTCAGTTGGTAGAGCGCCCGTCTGAATAGCGGGAAGTCCCTGGTTCGACCCCAGGTGTTCCAGCCATGCGGGCGGTCTCCTAGTAGAGGAGAGCCCCCGCGCCAACTTCAGAGAGGAAACTATGAATTACCTTATGTCGCTGTTCGTTACAGCGTTGTTCGACTACATCAAAAAGCACCCAGAGTTGGTCGAAGACTTCGCCACGAGGGTATCGCTATGTGTCGTAGAAAAGATTCCGGCAGTGGTCGACGAAATAACCGACCTGATTCCGGGACAGCTGGACGACAAGATCTTCGACACCCTGGCAGCCCGGTTCGCCAAGGCCCTTCAGAAGGCCATCCCCGGATTCGACCTGATTTTCAAGTTCCTTAAGTAGGAGTACATATGCCCCGCACCGTAAACGGAAACTCGTTCACGGAAAACGGGTGGACGATGGCTAGTGCCGAGGAAACCAACTGGGTAAAGATTCCCGGCACCCCCAACGTCACCTTGCAACTCCACCAGGGACAACCCACCCAGGTACTCAGAGCGTTCGCGGCTGACTACAACGCGTTCGTTGAACCTCTACGCGACCCAGATTCGGCCAGCTGGACCCCGTCTAACTCTGTACTAGGGCAGCCGGGTAAGAACAACGGTTCCAATCACTTGGGCGGAACCGCTATGGATTTGAACTGGGACACGCACCCGTTCCAGGTCAACTACGCAGGGTTCTCACCGTCCCAGATCGCCACGGTCCGTGAGCTGTTGGACTTCTACGAACAAACCGTCTTCTGGGGACAGGACTGGAACACCCCCAAAGACGCTATGCACTGGCAGATGGGTTACAACACATACCAGAACCCGCACACCGCAGACTTCATCGCCAGAAAGATACGGGCAGATGGCTTTTCTACTTTCCGGCGTGGATCTCAGAGTGCTACTCCGAGTGGTGCGTCTGTCCTTGCAACGGCCACTGGTCTCAGCGTTGGTAGGGCTACTGAAATTCTCGGCCCGGTTCGTGAAGGGTTGCAAGCGGCTTCTTGCACGAACGTAAACCGTATCGCTATGTGGCTGGCGCAGATCGGCCACGAATCGGACGGCTTCAACGCTACCGAGGAATACGACAACGGCGACGAGTCGACCGACCGGTGGAAGTACAAGGGTCGTACGTGGATTCAGATCACGTGGGAGTCGAACTACGCGCAGTTCTCGCAGTGGTGTTTCAACAAGGGATTGGTCGTTAGTCCGACCTATTTCGTAGACAACCCCCGCGAGCTGGCCGACCTGCAATGGGCCGGTCTGGGTGCTGCGTGGTACTGGACGGTAGCCCGCCCGGACATCAACGCGTTGTCGGATAAGGGCGACCTGTACACGGTAACGCTGCGAATCAACGGCGGCACCAACGGTCTCACCGACCGCCGCGACCGGTACAACCGCGCCCTTCTGCAAGGCGACGCGCTTCTACAACTACTTTCCGCCGAAGAGGACGACATGTTCACCGACGAAGACCGCAACCTACTTCGACAGATCGCAGAGATCCGCCGCAAGTCGCTGAGCCCGCTGCGCTGGCCCTACGAGAAGGAAGTCAACACCTGCGCCGGGTTCTCCTGGACCGCAGACGGCAACATCCACGTCGTACTCGTGGAGAAGTTGGCCGTCGACTACGGAGACCCGCAGGCGGTAGCACTCCTGTTGGCCGTATCCGAAACGGACGAGCCGGGACGCGAGGCTGACTCCAAGCTGGCCAAGGCGATTCTTGCCAAGGTAGACGAAGACGCGTTTGCAGCCGCTACCAAGTGGCTGGACGAGCACAATGCCAATTAATCTCGGAGACCGCAACGAGACGGTCCGAGAATGGCGACGGATCATGGTCAAGCGGTTCGCGGGGTACGCCCGTACGTGTGGCGAACTACCCCAGGATACCGACGAATACGGCCCCAGAGCCCGTGCGTGGCAGTGGGAATACGAACGCCGCACCGGGCAACCTATCGACGGAATCGTGTCCGACGACGACCTTAGAGCCCTCGGAATCGCGGTAGTCGAGAAGCCGTGGTTGTTCACAGTCCACGGCACCGGCCAGCCTGACCCGCTGGGTCCGGGTATCCCCGCCGACGTCGCTCGAGAGGTCTTAGACCTCTATCGGTGGCAGCCGATCGGTAACTACTCCGCGTCGGCATTCCCGATGTGGCCTTCGATCATGCAGGCGTACAACGAACTGGTGCTACAGATCAACTCCAAGCCGGGGAAGATCAACCTAGCCGGGTATTCCCAAGGCGCGGTTGCGGTGGCGATGGTTCTCAAGCACGAGATCATGGATCCGAACGGCTCTCTGCATCACCGTCTTGGCGATGTACAGAAGGTTGTCTTCTGGGGTAACCCGATGCGTCAGAAGGGTATCGCGCACTTCGATGAGTGGATCTACGAGATAGCCCCACCGGAGTCGCACGGCATCGTGGCGTGGGACCTGTTGGAGGGTCTGGAAGACGCACCGTTCGAGGTGCGGGACTACGCACACCGTAAAGACATGTACGCGTGCAACTTCGACAACGACAAAGACGAGTACAAGCGGGCTATCTGCAAGATCGTCTTCAAGGCGACGGACTGGTTCGACGGACCGGATTCGATTGTGCACCAACTCATTGAGCTTGGCACACGTCCGTTACAAGAGGGGCTGGCTATGGCGCAGGCCATGATCGACGCCCTGACGTTCTTCTCGAACCTGAACCCGCACAACTACAACTGGGAACCCGCCGTGAGGTTCTTGAGAGACATCTAAAGAGAGGGGTCGGAGTGACCGTAGAGCTTGCTCCGACTCCCCCACACATCACCGGACCCGTTTGGCAGAAAACCGTTGACGGACAGTGGTATCTCCCCGAGAAGACTCTCGGGTGGGAGGTACTGAACTGGTGGGCCGAGTACGTCAACTCCCCCGGCTCATCTGGCGGTCCGTTCATACCGACTCTGGAGCAAGCCCGATTCACGTTGTGGTGGTACGCCGTTGATGAGAACGGTAAGTACTCCTACCGCGAGGGCGTCCTACGACGACTCAAGGGATGGGGCAAAGACCCGTTCTGTGCGGCGCTGGCTCTCGTAGAGCTGTGCGGTCCGGTCGCGTTCTCCCACTTTGACGAAAGCGGCAATCCTGTTGGTAAGCAACGGCACGCCGCGTGGATCACGGTAGCGGCGGTCTCCCAGGACCAGACGAAGAACACCTTCCGCCTGTTCCCGGTGATGATCACCAAACGACTGAAGACTGAACACAGACTCGAAGTCAACCGATTCATCATCCACGCCGAGAACGGCGGATGCATCGAAGCCGCAACGTCTTCCCCCGCCTCTATCGAAGGTAACCGCCCGACACTGGTTATCGAGAACGAAACCCAGTGGTGGGGTACGGGTCCTGCCGGTGAGGTGAACGAGGGCCATGTGATGCACGGTGCCGTTATCGGAAACTTGACCAAGATTCCTTCGGCCCGCCGACTGGCTATCTGCAACGCGCACATACCCGGAAATGACACGGTAGCCGAACAAGACTACGACGCTTGGCAGGACATCCTTGGCGGCAAAGCGGTCGTTACCAACATGCTCTACGACGCCGTGGAAGCACCCTCAGACACACCCGTTTCAGAGATCCCTCCCCAATCGCAGGACCCAGAAGGATTCGCTGCTGGGGTTGAGAAGTTACGCCAGGGCGTCGAGATCGCTCGCGGTGACTCGTACTGGCTACCGGTCGATGAAATCGTGTTGTCGATTCTGGATACCAAGAATCCAATAACCGAGTCTCGTCGCAAGTTCCTGAACCAAGTCAACGCGTCCGAAGACTCTTGGATCGCTCCGACTCAATGGGACCGTATAGCGCTGTACGACAAGTCGTTCGCACTACAAAAGGGCGAACGGATCACCCTCGGGTTCGACGGATCAAAGTCTAACGACTGGACCGCACTAGTTGCTTGCCGCGTACACGATGGGATGTTGTTCCTAATCCAGTCGTGGAACCCCGAGCAGTACCCGAACAACGAAGTACCACGGGACCACGTAGACGCCACGGTCCGATCTTGTTTCCAGGCGTACGACGTAGTCGCATTCCGCGCGGACGTCAAGGAGTTTGAGTCGTATGTGGATCAGTGGGGCAACGATTTTAAGGATCGGCTCAGCGTAAACGCTTCGCCCAACAACCCGGTCGCCTTCGACATGCGCGGGAACCAGAAGAAGTTTGCGTTCGACTGCGAACGCTTCTTGGACGCCGTTCTTGAGCGGGAACTTAACCACGATGGCAACCCGATCCTACGGGCACACGTGTTGAACGCCAAGCGCTTTCCCACAACTTACGACGCCATCGCCATACGCAAAGCCACGAAGGCCAGCAAGAAGAAGATTGACGCCGCTGTCTGCGCAGTCCTCGCTTTTGGCGCACGACAGGAGTTCTTGATGAGCAACCACAACGTAGGACAGGGAGGGGTGGTGTTCGCGTGACAGCATACGAAGATCACGTAGACCACCTCCAGAACGTCCTATCCGGGCAGATGGGCGAGCTGCAACAGTCTGAGTCGTACTTGGATTCGACCTACCGGCTTGAGACCATCGGCCTCGGAGTACCCCCGGAGATGCGAAAGCTACGGGTGAACGTCGGCTGGCCCGCTCTGTACCTACGCGCTATAGAAGAACGCCTAGACGTAGAGGGATTCCGAGTTAACGGACAATCCGAAGGCGTAGAGGAACTTTGGCAGTGGTGGCAAGACAACGACCTGGACGAAGAGTCAGGTCTAGGTCATATGGACGCGATGACGTTCCGACGCTCGTACATCACCGTCGCAGCCCCCGGACCCGACGACGACGCGGACTACCCGCTTATCCGGTTGGAGTCTCCGCTGTCGATGTACGCGGAGCTGGACCCACGCACCCACAACGTGACGCGGGCCTGCCGGTTCTACCACCTGGACTCCACCGACCCCAATGCACTAATTGAGGGCAGGGCCGTAGCGGACGCCGCCACCCTTCTGCTCCCCGACCGCACCATCTACCTACGCCGTGACCAAGGTCCAGCGTCCAAATGGATTCAGGACGGCAAACCCGTGGTCCATAACCTCGGTGTTGTTCCGGTGGTCCCGCTGGTGAACCGCGCCAAACTGTCTGACCGTCAGGGTCAGTCCGAGATCTCCCCCGAGATCCGATCCCTTACCGACGCAGCGGCTCGGACCCTGATGAACCTACAGGCGGCTTCTGAACTGATCGCCGTACCACTACGAGGGTTCTTCGGCGTTGACCGAGGACAGCTGACTAACGTCGACGGCAACGTGGCCTCCACCGCCGAACTGTACTACGGGCGGATGCTCACGCTGAGCAACAAGGATGCCAAGTCCTTCGAGTTCTCGGCAGCCGACCTACGCAACTTCGCTGAGGAGTTGAACGAACTCGCTAAGCAGTTCGCCGCGTATACCGGCCTCCCCCCGCAGTACCTTTCGTTTTCGTCAGACAACCCCGCCTCGGCGGAAGCCATACAGGCTTCCGAGTCGCGGTTGGTCAAGACGTGTGAGCGCAAGGCGCGGATGTTCGGCGGCTCCTGGGAGCGCGCTATGAGACTGGCCACCAAGGTCATGGGCAAAGAAGTTCCCGAGGGATACCACCGGCTTGAAACCGTGTGGCGCGACCCGTCCACGCCGACGATCTCGGCTAAGGCAGACGCAGCTACCAAGCTGTACGCCAACGGACAGGGGCCAGTCCCCAAGGAACAAACCCGAATTGATCTGGGATACACCTCGGAGCAGCGGGACCAGATGCGCGAGTGGGATGCAGAAGATCGGCAGTCTATCCTCACCGACCTCTACGCGCAGACGAAGGCCGTTGCCGATGCGACACCTAAACCGGACCCTGCGACCAAGAAGCCCGCTAGCACCGGTAGTACGAAGTGACACCGGAGGAGTACGCAGCCGCACAGCTCGCTATCTCCGCAGCCGTCGCTAGGTACGTAGAGTCGTTCGCCCAATTCATCGTGGCGGCAGGACAATCGCTGTCCCTTGCCAACTGGGGTAAGTCTCTAGAGCTGCTGTTCCCTGCGGTGCAACAAGGCCGTTGGGATTCAGCGGTTCTCGGTCGTAAGTTCTACGACGACCAGCGGGCCAGACATTTCCCCGATCTGCCAAGGCATGACCGGTTCATCGAGAACTACGAGTTCAGCGACTTTGTGTTCGACATGGAACCGGTTCGCCGGGATCTGATGGAGATGAGGTCTAGTCGAGACGCGGTAGAGCACATCGCGCTCCGCGCGGTTCGGTCTGTAGAGAACGGTGCTAGGCGGCAGATTATCCAAGCCGTCGAATCAGACACTGATCTGGCCGATGAACTCTCAGAAGAGGATCTTCGCAAGAAGTCTCGTCGTGTTCAGGGGTGGGCGCGGGTAGCCACAGGTAGGGAAACCTGTGCGTGGTGCCTAATGCTCATATCCCGTGGTCCGGTCTACATGGACGCCGTCACAGCGGGTCTTGACCTCGACCACCTCTCCGCAGTCGAGATGCACCTGAACGGTGAAGACATCTCGGACTACATGGAGCAATGGCATACCGGTTGTGACTGCAAGGTCGTTCCGGTGTTCAAAAACGAAGACTGGGCAGGTAAGGCCGCGTATCTCAAAGCCGAAAAGCTGTGGATCGAAGCGACCAACGAAGCCAAGAAACTTCGTGAAGAAGAACCCGATCGTGTTTACACGGCGGGTAAGAACAAGGGTAAGCCGATCACGTTGAACGACGACGTGATAAATGCCCTGCGCCGCAAGTTGTCTCGCGGCGAAATCAAACCCGAAGATTTCGCGTTCGTCGCGTAGCTCTTCGTCGGCCCGTCACATCCAAGCGCCCCAGGTGGGCGCTTTTTTCATGCCCAGGAGGCACTTTCATGTCAGAAACCGTCACCGAAAGCCCGGAAGCCACTGCACCCGAGGCACCGAAGCCGACACCGCCCGCCGCGAAGGCGTCCAAAGAAGACGACCTTCCCGACTGGGCACGTCAGCAGATCTCATCTGCGAACCAGGAGGCGGCTAATTACCGCGTCCAACTCCGAGAGGCCAACAACGCATTGCAGTCAGCACAGGAGCAAGTTGCTTCCTTGACTGCGGAAAAGACCCAGGCGGTCAACGCAAGTGCCTCGATTCAGACCGACTTCGACAAGTTGGTCACGGCTGTAAAGGCTCTCGCCCCCGAAGACGAAAAGAAGTTCTTTGCATTCGCAAAGACGTTGCAAGGGGGCTCGGAAGACGAACTGACAGCCCATGCGGCGGAACTGAAGTCGATCTTCGGTAGCTCGCTAGGGGCTTCCCCCGCCTATGACCCCTCGCAGGGTCGCGGCGCGGCTACAAGCGCAAGCCCCGCCGACGCTTTCGCCGCAATTCTCAAATCGCAACTTACAAGATAAGGAACGCCTCACATGGCAGGTTTGAACGAACTCGCTCCGAATTCGAGCGACAACCACCAGGGCCGGTTGGCAACTACGCCTTCCGAGCTTCTGCCCCCGACAGTAGTTGGGCCGATCTTCGATCAGGCACAGGAACACTCGCTGGTCCTCCAGCTGGGCGAGCAGATCCCAGTGTCGTACGGCGAGACCGTAATCCCCACCACGACTAAGCGTCCCGCTGTCGGTCAGGTCGGTACCGGTACGTCCAACGCACAGCGAGAAGGTGGCACTAAGCCGCTCTCGGGTACCGCGTGGGACACTCGCGCATTCAGCCCGATCAAGCTGGCGACCATCGTCACCGTATCGGAAGAGTTCGCACGGAAGAACCCCGCTGGTCTCTACACCCAGCTCCAGGGTGATCTCGCGTACGCGATCGGTCGCGGTGTGGATCTAGCGGTCCTGCACGGTAAGGACGCACTGCGGGGCACCACCCTTCAGGGCATCGACACCGACAACGTCATCGTCAACACCACCAACTACAAGAACCTGACTGCTGGCAACATCATGGAGGGCCTGCTCGACGGTTACGACTTGGTGAACCAAGACTCGAAGTTCAACTTCGACGGCTGGGCGGTTGACCCCCGGTTCCGCTCCACCTTGGCCCGCGCCTCGGTGTTCCGCGATGCCAACGGCAATATTGACCCGTCTCGTGTCAACCTGAACGCAGGTGTCACGGACATCCTGGGTCTCCCGGCCCGCTTCGGTCGCGGCGTCGGCGGCGACCTGGACGCAGCCACCGACTCGGGTATTCGCATCATCGGTGGTGATTTCTCCCAGCTCCGTTGGGGATTCGCTGACCAGATCCGTGTGAAGATCAGCGACACCGCTTCGCTCACCGACGGTTCCAACACCGTCTCGATGTGGCAGACCAACCAGGTCGCAATCCTGGTGGAGTGCACCTTCGGCTGGGTTCTGGGTGACAAGCAGGGCTTCGTCAAGTTCTCGAACCTGGGTACCACGACCTACACGGTCGCCCTGGGCGGCGCTACTGCGGGCAACTTTAAGTTGTCTCTCAACGGCAAGCCTTCCGCCGACATCGCATACAACGCAGCGGCTTCCGCTGTGAAGTCCGCGATCGTGGCGATTGACGACGGCGTAGCCGCCGCCGATGTGACTGTGACCGGTTCTGCTGGAACCTACACCGTCACCGTTCCGGGTCTGCTGGAGATCGACGGCACCGGCCTGACCGGTGGCTCACCCAGCGTCACTGTCGTCTGACATCTGAACTGAACGGAGGGGGCTTCTTCGGAGGCCCCCTCCCTTCCCTTGGAAGGGGTACTTATGGCTTACGCAATCCCTTCTGACGTGTCAGGACGGCTTGGACGGGAACTGCGCGCGGGTGAGGCGACGATGGTCACCGCACGGCTCGCAGACGCGGAGCTGATCATCCGGTCGCGAATCCCAGACCTGGACGACCAGATAACCGACGACAAGATCGACGTCGAGCTTGTCAAGATGATTGAGGCGAACGCCGTCGTACGTCTGGTCCGAAACCCCAACGCCTACACCGGAGAAACTGACGGGAACTACTCCTATCAGATCAACTGGAAGACCGCCACGGGTGAACTGGAAATACTCGACAACGAGTGGGCGCTACTAGGAATCTCACAAGCGATGTTCGTCATCGCCCCGTTGATCCCGGATATCGCGTACACCTGCGAACCCGAGTTCTGGTTCCCACTATGAGTCAGCTCGATGTGATGAACGCGGACGTCGTTGTCTATCCCCAGGTTACGGAACCAAACCGTCACGGGAACACAACGACTAAGGCTTCTGATATAGGGGTGCCGACACCGGCACGCATCCAGGTTGCGTCGTCTTCAGGTACGTCGGCTCGACGTGCTGAGCAGGACAACGAGGGATTCGAGTCGGAGGTCTTCTACCGAATCCGTTTTCCGCGTTCGTTCGACGCCGATCACGGGATCTTAGGCATGCAATCCCAGATCGAATGGGAAGGCAAGCGCTACGGAATCTTCGGGATACCGCAGCGGTACATGGGATCTCCACGAACAGCCCACGTCGAGTACTTGATGCAGAGGTCTTGATGTCCGTACGACTCATCGGTGAAAAGGCTATGAACCACGTGGTCTCACACCTCGAAGGTGTACACCACGCAGTCGGGGACGCAGCTCGCCGGGTGGAAGTCCAAGCCGAACGACGGCTTGCGATGCACCACGACACAGGAGCCGCGCACATCACCCGCACCGAGGGCGACGTTGACTGGTTCGTGAACCTGGTTGACGAAGCGGCTCTGTCTATCGAGTTCGGCCACTGGGTAGAGGGCAAGTACAAGGATGAAGACCACCCCCAGTACGTTCCCGGTCTCTACATCCTCTCTACTGCATCAGGTTTGGATGCTGCGCCTAGATCAGGTCCACGTCGGAAGGGGAAGTAGTTGCCCCAGTCGATTACCGACACCGTAGTTGAGATCCTTCAGACGAAGTTTCCAGACGCTCTTGTCGATACGTGGGTTCAGAACGTCGACTATCGGCGGTTCCCGTTCTTCAACGTGCGCCGCATAGGCGGGCCGAGACACCCACGTAGGCCAAGACAACTGTCGTTCCCTGTCATTGAACTGACCCTCATCGGGAACGAAGACCTAGACAGCACCTACGACCTCTACGACGACGCGGTACTAGCACTGTACGACGCGGTCAAAAGGCAGACCCAAACAGCCCATGGGTACCTGCATTCGATGGAGGAAACCATGGGGGCGACCGAGTTCGACTCCCCATACACAGACACATGGCGTGTCCAAGGGCTAATCAAATTCGGCCTACGGCCACTTAGAAATTGAGGAAACAATGGCTCTTGATGATGACGCCGTTATCACAGCTGCCGTAGGTTACATCTACACCAATACGGTTGGAACTGTACGACCCACGCTTGCAGAAATTGACGCCTTCGACCCGGAGACCTTTGGAGCGCAGGTACACACTCTTAAGGTCACTGGTTCACCTACCGGCGGCACCCTGACCGTCACTGCGGGCGGCGACACCACGTCAGCACTGCCCTATAACGCATCCGCCGCTGCCGTGCAGGCAGCTATCGAAGGGCTAGACGCCGTCGGTACGGGCAACGTTCTTGTATCTGGGACATCCATCTCTGATTCCAACGGATTCACCATCACCTACATAGGTGACAAGTTGGGATCTACCGTGGTCACCTCGGCTACCGGATCTCTGACAGGTGGTACTACACCCGCCGCGAATGTCACCGTCACCACGGCCCCTAACGGGTGGAAGATGACCGGGCACACGTCCCGAGACGACCTACCCGAGTTTGGCAAGGACGGCGGGGAAACCGAGGTTAAGGGCACCTGGCAGAACAAGGCACTCCGCGAAACCCTCTCGGGTGACCCGCGAGTCGACTTTGTTACGGCCATCCTCGAACAGTTCGACCGGGGCAACCTTGAGCTGTACTACGGCGAGGACGATACCAACGAAGACGGTGTCTTCAACGTCGATGGCGACTTTGCACCTGTTGAGCGGGCGCTACTTATCGTGATCGTAGACGGAGACGTGTCGGTTGGCTTCCACGCGCCGAAGACGTCTATCCGTGGAGATGACTCGATCGCAATGGATACCGACAACTTCGTCGGATTCCCGGTTCGAATGACCTTCCTGAAGATGGGTGCCCGCAAGTTGTTCTCGTGGATTAGCGACAAGCTGTCCAACTCGTAGACCAACACACCCCACATACCGGGGAGGGGTACACCTTGGCGGGCCTGCCCCTCCCCTCTCTTATTGGCCCGCCAAAATACTTGAAAGGCCCGATATGTCAAACACTTTCAACCTTGCGGACATGGTCGCGGATGCAGACCAGAAGTACGCTCCGGTAGCGATCGATCTCGGGGGCGGTGACGTTGTAACTCTCCGTAACGTGCTTCGCATCAAACCAGGCCCCCGCAAGGAAGCCCTATCCCTGATCAAACAGATTCAGTCTCTTACTGAGTCGACCGATGAGGGTGCCGAGATGTCTGAAGAGGACTTGGACGCTGTCAACGAGCTGCAAGAGAAGATCCTTTGTCTCGCAGCAGATAAGCCCCAACTGCTGGACGCAGCTGTCGGTGGTGACCCGATGATCATCATGGAGATCTTCAACCGGTGGATGGAGTCCACACAAGCGGGGGAAGCCTCCAGCTCGGAGAGTTAATAGACGATCACGGGCAGTGGATAGCTGCCGACTTGATGGAGTACTACACCGTCGACATCCGGGACGTATTGGTCCCGGATTCCGGTGTGACTCCTCGTTGGCTTCTGACACTCATCGCAGGTCTGGACGAAGAGTCCAGGTATGCCGCGTCTTGCCGTGGTGGACAACACCTTCGGCGTTGGACCATGGACCGCTACCTGCGCGTGTATCAACTCGAAACTCAACGAGCAACCCAGTGGATCAACACCGCTGCCAACTCTACGAAGCGGCCTCCGTTCCCGAAGCCCTTCCCCCTGCCGAAGGCAAAGCAACAAAAGCCTGAGAAGCGCGCAGAGCCCCCAGGCTCCTTCGCGTTCATAGCGAAACAACATCTCGCGGAAGCGAAAAAGAGGAAGGCATCGTAATGGCTGGTGCCGGTGGGCGAGAAGTCGGCAGGATATCCGTAAGGGTAGTCCCCGACACAGACGGCTTCCGCCGTGAACTCAAGCGCCAACTCGAAGCGATAACCAAGGGCCTTGAAGCCAAGGTCAATATCGACCCCGATCTAGATGGTTTCCGGCAGAAGGTAAACGCCGCAACCAAGGGTATGGATGCGCATATCCAGGTACACGCGGACACCGCGCGTGCGCGAGCCGAGATGCTGGCGCTTCAAAAGTCGGGTGGCCGAGGCGGGATATTCAGCACGCTCGGCGCGTCCATATCCGAGATGACTCAGTCGATGGGCCAGTCCATAGCGACCGCCCGCCCGTTCGGTGTCTCGATAGTCGCTATCGCCGCTGCCGCGTCACTGGCTGTACCAGCCATCGGGCTAATGTCCGGTGCGCTGGTGGCACTTCCGGGCATCCTGAGCGCGATTGTCGCCCCGCTCGGTGCGGTGTTGATGGGTATGGAAGGCATCAAACAGTCACTCGTCAACTCGGGATGGGCTGTCTTCGACAAGAAGGGCAAGCTCAAGGCTGGCGAGCAACTAGCCAAGATACAAGACTCGGTATCCAAGGTATTCGAGACCGGACTAACCCCAGTCTTTACAAAGCTATTGGCGATAATTCCCGCGCTTCAAGAGGGATTCGGCGCTATCGCACAGGGCCTCGTCGGTATGACAGACGGCTTTGTCAGCGCGCTCACGTCGGCCAAGGGCCTGGACCAGATCAAGACGATGTTCAAGAACATCGGTGACGCTCTGGGCCAAGCCAGTCCCGGCATTCGGGACTTCACAGCCGCGATGCTGACGCTAAGTACCGAGTTCTCCAAGAAGCTCCCCGGAATGGCTCAGTCGTTCAACAACTGGGCCAGTCGTGTACTCACCTGGGTCGACAAGATCACCAAGGTAGACGGGTCTGGACTCTCGCAGTTCGACCGAGCGATGAAGGGTCTCGGTGACTCTTTGAAGTCCTTCGGGTCTGCCGTGGGTGACTTGTTCCTCAAGGGGTTTGATTGGATATCCAACCCAGAGAACGCCGCTAAGGTCGTCCGGTTCTTCAGCGATTTGAAGACAGCGATAGACGGCTTGTGGCCCATCCTAGACAAGACATTCACTCGTCTGGAACAGCTTTCAGCTCTAGCCGCACCGCTGATAAAGGCGACCGGTGCCCTGTCGTCTATGACGGGAGATCGCAAGGGTGACCCCAACGTTCAGCAGAACGGCAGCACGGGACAAAAGGCGTGGGACGGATTCAAGACGTCGTTCCTGAACGCGTTCGACCCTGCGTGGCTCGTTAACACGATCACGTCAATGTTCAACGCTGTCCCGTGGTCAAGTGTCTGGCAGGGCCTAAAGGACTCGTGGAACGCGGTTGTGACGTTCTTCCAGAACGCCGTCTCGTTCTTCTCGAACATGTGGTCTTCGATCCAATCGGCTGCGTCGGGTGCCTGGAACGGGATTGTGTCAGCTGTCTCGTCCGCAATCACCAACGTCGTATCGGCAATCGTCAGCGGCGGATCGCAGATTATGGCCGAAGTCGGATCGTGGCCCGGAAAGATCCAATCGTTCTTCGCAGACGCGGGGTCATGGTTGATAGCGGCTGGTCAGCAGATCGTCCAGGGCTTGATCAACGGTATCGGCTCGATGATCGGTTCAGCCGTCGCCAAGGCGAAAGAGCTTGCGGGGGCGGTGAAGAACGCGGTTACAGGGTTCCTAGGTATCCACTCCCCCTCCCGCGTGATGAACGAGTTAGGTCAGTACACCGGTCAAGGTTTCGCTGACGGGCTGGAATCCCAGAAAGAACAGATCACCAACGTAGCGGCGGATATCGCCAAAAGCGTCAAGGACCAGTTCGGTATTGACCTTCCAGCGTTGGGCCAAAAGGGACTTGATACCGCGTTCGGCTTCGGAGAAGCCAACGGAAAACAGTTGATGTCCGACCTAGGTATCGGCGGCGGTGCTATTTCCGCTGCCCTCGATCAGGGCCTCCAGATCGGAAAACAGATGTTGGGCAACGGTCTAACGCAGATCTTCAACACGTCCAACGTAGACGACACGATCGCCGTCAAGAACAACCAGTTGAACAGACAAGCACTCGGAATTGTGGGTCGCGGATAGGTGGTGAACATTGATCGCTGAAACCGTCGTAGAGATCGAAGGTTGCAACGGCCAATGGGCCACCATCGCCGGTCCCCAAGAGGGCGATCGGGGCATGCACCTAGCCACCGATATTCAAGGGTTCTTCGACCCACCCGTGAAGGTTGTATACGAGGAGCCGGGGAACTACCCCGGCGCTCGTTACCTAAACCACCGAATCCTGCGTCGTGACATGACGTTCGGCGTCTGGATTCTGAATGACGCTGAGCACGGCGAGAACTCCTGGCAGTCGCGTGACTCTGAGTGGCGCAAAATGTGGGACTACGACAAAGACACCTACATCCACATCACCACAGAGGATTCCGGTCGCCGGACTCTGAAATGCCGCCTGGGTGAAGCAATGGAGGTCGATCTTCGGACCGACCCTCACGGCAACACCATGAACCTCGTCAAGATGACTGTTATCGCTGGCGACCCGTTCTGGTACGGCGAAGACGCGACGTGGGAAGCCGAATGTCAGAAGGACACGACGTTCAACCCGATCCTTATGGATCTACCGTTCCCGTGGCCGCTGGCAGAACTCCCCAAAGAGACGCTATACATCGAGATCGCCAACGGCGATACACAACACGGCCTTAACCCCACAGACCAAACGGTATTCCCCAAGTGGGCTGTACCCGGTTCAGAGCTTCCTCCGTCAGAGCCGTACATCCCGTTCCTTCCGTGGCTGGGTGCCCCCACCTCCCCCGCGACTATCTGGACTATCCCGGACTACTCGTTCGATGACCCGGAGTTCGCTAACCGTAGGTTGCGCCTACCGTCTCTTATCGGTGGACTGCGTACCGCATCTGTGCAAGTGGTTAACATCGTCGGTAAGCCCACCTCGGGTACCTGGAAGCTGACCTTTAACGGTCAGTCGACCGTCAATCTGCCGTACAACGCATCGGCGGCGGCGGTGCAGACAGCTCTGGAGAACCTACCGGCGATCGGTGACGGCAACGTAGTTGTCGACGGTGGACCGGCGTTTCTCGTGGGGACCCGTCCGTACACCGTGGCGTTCACGGGCTCACTCGCCGGTACCCCGGTCAAGTTGATGACCGGTTCGTCTTCGTTCAGTCCGACAACGGCCTACGTCCAGGTGTACGAGTCGACCACCGGATACACCGCTGGTGCTGAGGATTGCCTTATCGATACCGACCCTCGGGTCGAACAGGTCACCGCGCTCAACGGATCGCCTGTGTGGCAACGGATGAACGGTGTCCGCTTCCGCAACTCGATTCCACCGTGGACGAAGACAGCCACGTTCGAGATCACCGTGTCGGGTGCGAAGCCCGGCCAAATGGTCCAGCTTCGCGTACCCCGTCCTTGGTCTCGCCCTTGGGGATTGGAATAGTAGATGTCGATCCGATCCAAAGAGGATGCTCAATTCCTGTGGGACCGGGTCATGGAGTCCCGCCGCTGGCGTGAGAAGCAACGTCTAAAGCCCGTCCTTACCCGTATCTACGACGGTGACTTTAACCTCCGAGGTGTAGTCGCCGGGGAGCGTAAGGGTGAGTTCGAGTTTATCGACAACGACACCGGCACAGCGTCTTTGCAGCTGTCCCTAGACCACTATCTAGCCAAATGGGTAATGGACTTCCGGGGCCGAGCCAAGCGCAACGTCCACGTGACCTTCGACAAGCAAGGTGCCCGGTGGTCGGGCCGGATGGAGTCCTACCGCGTTGTCCGTGAAGAGTCCGGTGACTGCTACCTAGAGATCACCTTCCTTCACGACATCGAAGAACTCAAGCACATGTACTGCTGGGCTAACCCGTTCCTGCGGCCTGAGTTCCAGTTCCCGAAGATGTGGGTGATCTTCGGACCCGCGAAGTGGTGCTTGCTGGTCACGTTGTTCGTCAACCTATTCCGGTTGGAGACGTCGTGGCTCACGCTGCCTGACAACCCACTAGATCCAACCGAGTGGATGGGCCTGTCGTTCCTACCGTCGAACTGGCGGAACATCTGTTCTCCGTTGGATCTTCTAGACGACAACTCCAATCTGGCAATCGTCTTCTCCCGGTTCAAGTCGATGTTCGACGTGGCCAAACGGGTCATGGAAGATGCCCAGCTGTCGTGGGTTCCACGCCGGTACCTGAAGGGCGAAGACCCACATCCGTTCGCGCACAAGTACGGTGGCATTCTCAACGAGACCACCTTCCCGCTGCGTAACGGCTGCCTGGTCTGGGACATCGAGGATAAGTCTGGCTGGGGAACCGAAACCGCTTTCGGTGGTTCGATACTCGTCGGTCTGGTCCGTGCGATCGTCAACATCGCGTCGGACGGCACAACCGAAGGTGTTGAGGTCTACCACGGTGACCCGACCTACCCCGGCGAGTACTACGTGCCGTGGTTCCTAGGGACCAACCCGAAGGCACCCCACGTCGTCTACCAAGAGGGTCCGCTAACCGGTATCAAGTCCTCGGAGTTCAAGTACTACGAGGCAACCGACACGTCGTTCCTGACCGGTGGGCAGTCAATGCCCGGCGTAAATGAAGCGATCTCAGCGGTTATCCAGATGGGTGGAGACCTACTGGCAGCGCATATTTCGGCTGCCATCGAAGTTCAGCTTCCACCTATCGGTGGTGCTATCGATGCTATCGCCAACCCGATCTATTCGGACACGATCCTCGCGTTCATGGAGATCCCGACCCTACGGGCTATGGAACTCTCGCTACCCCTTCCGGGGTTGGAGAACGCCATCACCGGGCTCGGTGACTTCCACTACTACGAGGGCTGGGCAGACGGCGCGGACAAAGCGTTCACGCTCTCCGCGATCATGGCGATACGGGCGAAGATCTGGTCGACCAGAGCCCACACGTCGCACACAATCAAGATCTCGGACGCGGCTCCGTACTACATCGGGGCACCCGGCTACGGTCACTTCTGGCTCGGAGACCGCATCGGTACAACGGTTCTCGGTTTCCCCGACCCGTACACGATCTTTGTCGAACGTGTGAACAAGCTCCATTACGCATGGGGTAAGGACGGGGACGAAGGCTGGACTGCTGATGTCGGCTACCGCGAACCGCAAGATCCGATGCTCAAGACGTTCGAGATGATCCGCGACCTTAACTCGTCGTTGGGTGACCTCGGCGTTCTGTAAACAAGGGGATTCCGTTGGCCCCGGAACCAACGGATTACCCGAACGAAAGGCCCGCCATGACCTTCAAACCCGGCATTCCCTCGCAGCAAGAAGCCGATCCGCACAACCCAGAAGAGCACGTTGTCTGGGCTCTGCGGAATATGCCCACGTTCGCCGGTATCGGTGCGGTAACGCACCCAGGCTTTCTACGGCAGTGGTCTAAGCATCTGTGGGAGTGCGGGTTTAGGCATCGTGACTACTTGGAAGGGCTGGCTGACGAGAACGGCAACATCCACGTCAGCCAGCTCCCCGAGCAGACGATAGAACTCCAAGGCGCGTTCCGTGGCCCTAGCCACATCTACAACAACGCTGCCCGGTGGGTGCCGGTTGGTACAGCTACCCCTCCCCCTGTAGTACTCCCCGACACACGCGAAATGACGATCCAAGAGAGCGACGTCATGCTGCGCCAGTTCGAGAGAGACGGACGACTTCCGGGGCCTCTACCCCGCAGAGATGTTGCACAAGAACTTAATCGAGAGGAGCCAGAAGATGGCTGAGAACGACCCTATGGACACGGGCGGTCTTGTAGTAGATGACGACGACACGTTCGAGGAGATCGTCAAGAAGGCCACCGAACCCGTCGTGGTTCGTGCTGGTCTGTTCGCGGTCGCCAACCTGATCGCTGTCATTGTCGGTAAGCAGGTTCTGGACCAGGCCGCGATCGAAGCAATCATGGCCGTGTACGGCGTGGTCGGCCCGATCATCCTCGGACTGTGGATTCGTAGACACGTCACACCGAAGTGAACATCACTCCGTTCAACCCGGACGATTGGATGGACGTCGTTGCCCTGTTTGGCCTTAGCCTCTCTGGACTACTGGCGGCGGTACTACCGGTGTGGCTAAACCTGCGCAAGCAGAACCGAGACCTGAAGACCATCAAACACGAAGTCAAGAACGACCACGGTACCAACCTCCGAGCGGACATAGACCGCCTCACAAAGGCTGTAGAGACCGGGTTCTCGAACGTGGAGCGAGATATCTCCGCTCTCCGTAAGGACGTTCAGCAAGAACGAGAAGACCGGATCGAAGGTGACCGCCTTCGACTGATTAGGGGGCACCGATGACAACCCCGCATCAGCCCGCCCCCGATGGAGCCTACGTAGTCGGCGGTAACAACGCACTCGGTGAGGGGTTCAACTTCGGTCAGGACATGACCGAGACGATCGCTAAATCGCTGTACATGCCGGTGGTTTCGTTCATAGACCAGCTGGGAGCGCTCGCAGCCAATCTGCTGAAGATGCCCCTGGACGTGCTTAAGCAGTTCATGCCCGCTATCCCCGGCGCTACCGCTGCGATGTTCAAAGACGTTCCTACAGCGGTACAAACGATCATCAACTGGTTCACCGGGCTCGGTAAACTGTTGTTGGTCGGAGACTTCCTCGGGTTCCTTCGTCAGGTAACCGGTGGAGTCTCAGACGATTTCGGTGAACTCGTTCAAGAGTTCATCAACATGCTTAACCCTCTGAACTCTATCCCGTACATCCTGTCGGTTCTGAATCAGATCCTCGACATCATCAGCGGAGCGTTCACCGCCCCTATCAACGGTGCGCTAGCGATGTTGCAAGACTGGTTCAACGCGCTTACCGGTAAGACACAAGCACTTACGGTGGACGGAGAACTAGACGGCGGAAACATCGTCGGAACTATCGCTTCGTCTGTCGTTGAGGGTTTGGACGACCTCGGAGACACAGTCGTCGGTATCGGTAACGATCTCGTTGCCACCGGACAGGCAATCGTCAACGGTTGGTTCGGTGGGTCGTCCGCTACAGGCACGCCTGCCGAAGTTCAAACGACGATAGAAACGATCAAGCAAGCTGTCATCAACGGCTACACCGTGGACACGATCACGTCTTCGCAGTCCTACGCCAAACCCTCCACCACCATAAGCGAACTCGTTGTTATCGGAATCGGTGCAGGCGACAACGGGGCCGGTGGCTCCAGCGGCACCACTACTACCGGTGGCACGGGTGGCGCGGGTGGTGTGAACGGCGGGTACCTAGCGCTCAAGCTAGATCCGGATTCGATTACCTGGCCAGTTGACGTAACGATCGGGACCAACGCACAGCCCACTTTGTTCGGTTCGTATTTGACTACGACGCGCGGCGCGGGCGGTATCCAAGGGGAATTCGGGTACCAACAAACGTCGTCCACCCCCGGCAGCGGGGGTGACGGGGGTAAGGGCGGGTTCAAGGCTGGCACGTCAGCCAGCTATGGAACATACGGTGCAACTGGGTCTTCGTCTGCTGCCGCCATGGGCGGGGTGGGCGGATCTCCCAGCGCACTACCGGCTGGCACGGGTACGGCTGGAGGCGCGGTCTCAGCTGGTGCTGAGATCAAATGCGGCGGTGGCGGTGCCGGGGGCGGTGGGGGTGGTAACCCCACGGGCACCTTGGCCCAAGCTGTCGGCGGTAACGGTGCCAACGGTGGATACCCCGGAGGTGGCGGTGGAGGCGGCGGTGGCGGGGCTGGTTTCAGCACCGGTAGCCACGGCGGAGGCGGATGGGGTGGTAATGGTGCTACAGGCGTTCTGTGGGTGTTTTGGAAGGCGTGAGAATGCATACAGCTGATCTGATCTCAGAGTTCTTACCGCAGTTCTGCCCGAAGACCAACCACTACAGATGCACCGATGGTGAAACCACGTGGTACCTCCTGATCACCGTGGCGTCCGCTGAATCACTCGGGAACCTACTCGGTATCCCGGTGAACACGCTTCACCTCCCGAAGACGGTCGACGTCTTCTTGGCCGACGAGAACGCGGTAGTGCTCGACGCCGACTTTGACCCCGCCAACGGTCTAACGCCGTTGTGTCGTATCGAAGATTGCACATCACACGAACAAGCACTATCCCTGATGGGATACCAGTAGTACACGAAAAGCCCCCAACCTCGGAACCATTGACGGTTCCTTGGAAGGGGGCTTTTTTGCGTTTAGAGGATTACGGTAGCCCCACCCGACAGGGAGGAGTCGTGGAGAATTATTTTGTTGGGCTGCGCGCCCTTCGGGACGTCGAAGGGTAGTCGTACCTGTATCGAGTTGCCGGGGTTGATGTCTGTGTACGAGCTGTCTAGGTACATCGATGCCAGACTGCTGGACTCGTAGGACTTGTCCCCTACCTTGAGCACCTGAGCGCTAGGAGTGAAGGACTGGGATACGGAACCTATATTGGTAACCGTCATGTGGACAACGACCCATTCGCCCTGTGCGTCCGACTGCATGAACTGGTTGTTGGCAGCGCCCACAGTCTTACCGGGCCGCTCCACCTGCGTAACCACGAAGGCGAACTTTCCGTCTCGTACTTCAGATCCGACGCTTGCGGATGCGGGTTCGGCGGTGACAACTGGGGCGGTAGTCGCAGTTCGTTTGTCCGAACTACCAGCAGCCCCGATCATGCCGATAAGGAGTATGAACACAGCGGTACCCCCGGCAATCCACGGCCAGACTTTGTGTTTGCTTTTGGCGCGTAGTGGTGCACTATCAAGCCATCGATACCCGTCGAAAAAACGCATCCCCGGTTTCCCCGAGGGGTCTGGGTACCAACCTGGAGCGGCGTATGGTTGAGTCAT